CTAGCTTTTTTCGGCTTTCGCCTTCTCCGGTAGGCCACCCACTAGGCCATCAACCCCTTCGAGCGCCTTCCTGAGAACGCCGTCGAGCACCGTGGCGGCGGCCTGCGCGCCGACATCGATCTGCATCGTGTACCGTGCGGTCATGCGTGCATCTGAGTGCCGCATCTGTTTCTGCACGATACGCGACGAGACGCCTTCGTTCGTCATCCATGTTCCGAACGCGTGCCGCAGGTCGTGGAGTCGCACGCCCTTCATGCCGGCGTCGCGCGCGATCTTCGCCATACGTTTCCCAAGCGTGTCGGGGTGCATCGTCTTGCCGCGGTCGTCGAAGATCCGGGTGTCTCCCGAGACCCCCACGAGGTAGCGCGCCTGTTCCGCGCGTCGGCTTTCGATTGCATCGACGATGAGTCGCGGCAAGAACACGTCTGCCGCCCGATGCCCCTTCGGTGGCTTCTCGCCGAGCCGAGTCTCGGAGCGGCGCCGAACCTCGATCGTCCGGTTGACCGAGAGCCGGCCGGTCTCGGGTTCGAAGTCGTCCCACGTCAGCGCGCAGAGTTCGCCGCGGCGTAGCCCACTTGCGGCGGCCAGGAGCAGCACCGGTCGGTAGTCTCCCAAGAAACGCGTGCGCGCCGCCACGAGTAGCTTGGCGAACTGTTCGGGCGTGGGGACGTTCGCGACGTACTCCGGAACGCGGGGGGGCTCGACGGCGGTCGCAGGGTTCCACTGGAGGATGCGGCGCTTCACCGCCAGTCCCAGCGCCGTCTTGAGCGCGTCGAGGCGATTCTTGACCGTCTTGGGGTGCGTCCCACTGGAGAGCCACGATCGCACGGCGCGCTCAATCTGGTCCGGTTTGAGCTCTGCTAGGGGAACCCGCCCGAGCGCTGGCCGTAGCCACGTGCGCACGATCTCGTCGTACCCAGCGTACGTCCTATGAGCGACCCGGACGCGAGCGACGTCGAGCCATGCCTCGAGCAGATCTCCTACCGTGGCAATCTCGGAGCCGCGGCCGCGTACCACGCCGGCTCGCTGCGCCGCCAAGATCGCTTGGCGAACCTCCTCGCGCGTGGCTCGAACGAAGCGGCGGCGGCGGCGAACGCCCAGTGGCTCGCCGATCTCGATGCTGCCCTCGAACTTGCCGTCCTTGCGCCGGTAGATTGACCCGTCCCCCGGCGCCCGTCGGCGTGCCGCCATAGATACTCCTCTCGACCGGGTGCTTCTTCCAGCATACACGGGCGCGGGACCTAGCGCCCGAAGCCAGATTGGTCTATGCTCACGGGGACGCCTAGTAGGTTTTCACTAGGCCGCGCTCTGACGCATAGTCGGAAAGGATCACGCGAATGCTCGCACTCCTGATCGCCCTGCTACTGAACGGCGGCGTCGCAACGTTCGATGCGCCCGGTGGGTTGCCGATCGGCGGTGGAGGAACGAACAACGTCGCGCCGATCGTTGCGCCACTCGACGCGCCCGGCGGGCTTCCGATAGGCTAACTCGCCCGGCAGGGGCGCTTCGGCGCACGCGAAAGAAGGCGGCTGAAGAGAGCCGGTTTCCGGTAACACGCGTCCCATGACGTGCGTTCCTTTCGGGTACAGGAGGCCCCGCCGATGGTATCTCGCGCGCTCAACGAGTTGCGCGTCCAGTCCGCCGAGGAAAACCTCAAGAGCGGAAACTACGCTGCCTGCGCTGCAGCGACTCTCAACGATCCGCGGCATGCGCCGCGCGTTCTTCACACGCGCGCGCTGCTCCGTCTCGGCAAGTACGCCGAGGCCGCCGACGCCGGCAACGTTCGCACCAGTCCCATGCTTCAAGCGTTGCGCGCGCAGGGTCTCGCAGCGTTCGGCGACGATCGCGGCGCGCTGGAGGCGATCGACGGCCTGCATGGCGGTGACGTCGCGAGCGACTTCGAGATTGCCTACGCGCGTCTGACCGTCGCGTGGACCCGCCAGGACTCGCTCGCCATGCGGGCCGCGCTCGCTGCCGTGCATCGCTCCGGCCTGACGCCGTGGCTCGAAGCCCGCTGGCTAATCGCGAGGTCCTGGATCGCGGCCGTCGAGAGCAAGTTCGTCGAGCAGGTTCGATTGCTCGAGGCGGCCCTGGGGCTGATGGACGCGAACCCAGCCGCGCACGACGCGTTTCTGTACGGCGCGGCACTGCAGTCGCTTGCGCACCTCAGCCGCGAGATCTACGCCCAGGGAACGATTGACGTCCTGGAAGCCGCGCTCGGCCGCTTCATCTGGGGCAAGAATCAGGCCGACGTACGGTTCCAGACCTTGCGCGGCGTCGCGTGGGCGCGTGCGCTCCACGGCTCGTATCTGCTGGCGCTCGTGACGATCCTCGAGGCGCGCGACCTCGCGCCCGGACCGTCGTGGGTTGCCTGCTGCTACGCCGACCAGGCGTATCTGGAGCGGATGGCCGGCGGCGGGGTGTCGGCCGACGCGCGCCTCAAGTACGCCGTCGCCTTCGCGCAGTCGATCGACTGGTCGATGTGCGTGGGAGAGGAGCGGTCGGCGCTGCTCAATCTGGCCGAGCTCTGCTCGGACGTCGATCCGAAGGCCGCGCGCGCGATGTTGAACCTCTACGCTACGCTCCCGGCCTACTCGGGCGGGAAGTCGCTCGCGCACGATCGCCGCCGGGATGCGCTCGAGGCGCACGCGCGCGGGGCGGTGCTTGCCGCCGAGTTCAACCGGTCCGAGGCGACGGCGGAGCTTCGAAGGGCCTTCGACGCGTTCTCGTCCATGCGGTACGCCTGGCGGTCGTCCGCCGCGGCGATGCGTCTGCACGCCATCACCGGCGACGACGACTGGCTGCGCCGCGCGGCGCTTTCGGTGGCGGACTTCCCGCGCAGCTCCGTGGCCGCCCAGATCCGGAAGGCCGCCGCCGGCGTCGAGGATCCGCGCTACGCCCGGCTGACGGCCGCGCAGCGCCGGATCTTTCGCGAGGTCTGCGAGGGCTACTCGTACGACGAGATCGGGAAGTTGCACGGTCTGCAGTACAACACCGTGAAGAACCACGTCGCCGCGATCCACCGGGCCTTCGAAGTGCGGTCGACGCGGGCGCTGATCGCCGAAGCGCGTCGAGCCGGAATCGCTATCTAGTTCGTTTCAAGGGGCGCCTGGTGCGTTCTCACTACGGAAAACATAGTCGATTCCGGTGATTCACAGGGGCGCCGCCGCGAGCGATAATCGCTGTGTGACGATCTATCCGAAATCATTTCGCGTCGGGAGAAATCTGACAGACGACCTCCCCGATGTGCGCGACATCCCCGTCCATGACGGCCACGTTGGCCATCCCGACCGAGAACGGTTGCTTTGGGCTGAACGCGCGAAGGTCGAAGTCGAAGGCGACATACTGGTAGTACCCGGCATCTGTCGATCCGGATTCCGGCGAGGTCTCCACGTCGGGTTCTTCCAGCGTCTTCTTGATTGCGTGGATCGTCCGACTTCCCTGATGCAGCACGCCGACGGCCCCGTCGTTCGCATGCAGGCCCGTGCTGAAGTTACGAAAGCGGACCGTAAACGTGTGCTGGTGCGTGGCTTCGCGAGCCGTCTTGTCGGCCTCGTTGGTGTACTTGACCTTGTCTTCCGCAGCGGTAAAGGCAACGATCAGGTAGTTCGTCTCGACGTCGCAGGTGGGCGTGAAATTCCACCACGTCTGGTGGTCACCGGTCGCTTTGTAGCGCGGATCTGCAGTGATTGCATCGACGGTGGCCGAGCGACCCCACGCCAGAGCCTCGAGAGCCGACGAGGCCGTGAAGGGGTATTCGACGGCCGACGCCGGCAGGGCCGCGCCCAATGCCAGGCATATGGCACCTGAAAGCGCCAGAATCGTCGGAATGCGGGAAGTGTACAACGAGAACATGTCCGATCTCCCTCTCTTCGATGGGGCTATGAAGCGCGCGTCCCTTTCTGAGTACGTTTGGTCGCTCTTGCCTCCGCCTCTTCGACCCGCTTCAGCAGACGAGCGTGATCTTGACTTAGGCTGTCCACCTGCTCTTGAAGGGCCCCGATTGCTGCCGCGACCTGCCCCTCCGGCACCGTCAAACGTGCTGCCGTTTCGGCGGAAAACGGAGAAGACGCCGGCTGCGTAGCGCGACCGAGAATGGCGTCCAGCGGAAGGCCGAGGACGTCGGCTAGGTTCCAGGCGGTCTCGATATCCGGGGCGTTGACGCCCCGTTCGATATCGGAGATCGTTGCCGGCCGGAGGCCAGCCTTCGTCGCGAGATCCGCCTGGCTGAGCCCGCGTAGATTCCGCGCCCGCCTCACGGCATCGCCCACCTGGGTCTTAAAGTCGTCCGGTGCGGCCATAAGGGCGGTATTCATGCGGTAAACCGTATATCTCCCTTACGGAGAGGGTTGACAATAGATACGGCAAGGCGTATTATCCATACGAAATGCCGTATGAATCGATCAAAGTCCATCGCACCCGTGCCGGGCTGACCCAGCAAGAGCTGGCCGATCGCCTGGGCGTTCGTGCCGCCACGGTGTCCGACTACGAGACCCGGAAGGCCGTTCCGGGCGGCCTGGCTCTGCAGAAGATGGCCGAAATCTTCGGCTGCACGGCAAGCGACATCGACGTGACTCCGGCCCAGGCGGTCGCCTAACATGTCGACCAGCCTAGCACCTGCCCCGGCTCCGTGCCCGAAGGCAGCCAATCGCCCGACCCATCCGTGGATTCTTCACATCGAAGGCCACGTCGAGGAGCTCGCGGCGATTGCGGACGACGAGAAGGCCCTAGCGCGCGGCGCGCATGTGGCGCACCTCATCGCCGGCGCCGAGAAGCGGTGCGTCGAGATCCTCGACCAGGCCAAGAACATGGCCGAAGCGGTCGAAGCCGCGGGCATCCAAGCGCAGATCATCCGCCTCGCGTCGCGCTCGTGCCTCGAGCTAGCGGACCGGGCGAAGCGCCTCCGCGCCGTCGTGCGCCCGGCCGTTCTCGAATGCTACCGCGCGGCGGAAGACCTCTACGCCGCCGACGGCTTGAGGCCGAGCGCGTGAACGGGCTGCCGACGCTCCAGCACCTGCTGCGTAACGTGAACTTTGCGTCCGTTGCACGCGAGATCGGCCGCCCGCGCGGCTTCGTCTGGCGCCTGGCCCTCGGTCAACCGATGCGCGACACCAGCGCTCTCCCGGCGCTCGCGCGCGCCCTCAATCTTCCCGAGACCTTCGTCCGCCAGGTGGTGGCCTCGGACCTACTGCTGCTTCGCGAACGCGAGGAGATCGCATCGTGAAAACCTGCCTCTGCGGCATGGTCGGCTACCGCTGCGACACGTGTGCCAATATCGTTTGCGTCGACGGTCTCAACACGCGCGAGCCGATCGTCGAATGCATCAACTGCGCTGTCGGGCGCCGCGCGCTGGTGATGCATGAGGGCGATTGCCTCTCGCTGATAGAGCGGGTCGCCTGATGCACCAGCTCGCCATGTTCGACGGCCTCGCGGAACGCGACCGGATCATCGCCGCCATGCGCGACAACCATCCGAGCTACGTGGCGTCGCTGACCGAGTTCGCGGTCGCGCACTGCGCCCGGAGCGCCGACGGCACCGTCACGATCGACGACGTTCGCGACGCGATCGCGCGCACCGAGTTTCCGATGCCGGAAGAAGTCGGGGCCGACCCGCGCATCTTCGGGACCATCTTCCCGCGCCGGACGTTCGTTGCGGTCGGCATCACGCAGTCTCGTCGCACGGAGCACGTCAAGCGTTCCGGCCGCGCACGCTCCGCCGTGACCGTCTACCGACTTCGCGAGGCCACATGATCTCGCAAGAACGCATCCTCCTCGTAGCCGCGCGTATGCGGGCCGGAGCGCTAGAGGTCGAGGCGACCGACGCCGAGCTTCTGGCGGCCGCCGCGAGCATCGCGTTCGTCGAGTATTCCAAATCCGATTTAGGTGAGGCGCCGCGTTGCGCGACGGTCATCCCGTTGCGCCGCCCGCGCCACCTTCAACTTGTTTCCCGCCCTGCGGGAGCCGGCGCCGCTGCCGATGATGCGGCACATCATCCCACGGGAGCTACTACATGACCACCATCGCGCAGGCGGATTCGTCCGCCGATCGCGCGGCTTTCCTCGCCGAACGGCTGACCGGCATCGGTGGTTCCGATGCTGCGGCCGTTCTGGGGTTCAACCCCTACAAGACGCCCTTCCAGGTCTACCTGGAAAAGCGCGGTGAGGCCGAGCCGGAAGATCTCTCCAACAAAGCCGCCGTCGAGTGGGGCAACCGCCTCGAAGACGTCGTGGCCGCCGCGTACGCGGAAAAGACCGGGACGGTCGTTCGCCGCGTCAACACGTTGCTCCGGAGCGACCAGCACCCGTTCGCCATCGCTCACCTCGACCGCCGCATCGTCGGCGTGAAGAAGGGGCTCGAAGTCAAGACGGCCGGCACGTGGGTCGCGCAGACCGACGCCTGGGGCGAGCCGGGGACGGACCAAGTACCGGAACCGTACATCGCCCAGGTCCAGCACTACATGGCCGTCACGGACTACGTCGAGTTCGATCTCGCGGTTCTCATCGGCGGACAGGACTTCCGGATCTACACCATCCCGCGCGACGAAGAGTTCATCGCGGGCATGATGGCGGCCGAGGCCGAGTTCTGGGCGGCCGTGCAGAGCGGCAACCCGCCTGCTGCCGTGACGATCGCCGACGCCCGCCGCCGGTTCCCGGTCTCGAAGAACGTCGAGATCGAAGCGACGGCCGAGATCGCGCAAGCCGAATCGACCCTCCGGGTCGTCGAGGCTGAGCTGAAGGCCACCAAGGCGATGCATGACGACCTCGTCGGACAGATCCAGGGTTTCATGGGGGAGGCCGACACGCTGACGCGCGGCGGCATCCGGATTCGCACCTGGAAGTCGCAGCATCGCGACGCCTACTCGGTCGGCGCGTCAGACTTCCGGGTGTTCCGCTCGGTGGCGCCGCCGAAGCAGAAGGCGGTGGCAGCGTGAGCACCACCGATACGCCTACCGTCCAGGCCGAACCTACGAAGACCATCGGGACCGCGCTTGCCGCGACCGGCATGACCGGGGCAAACGGAACCGGCTTCGGCATCGCGCCGCAGACGTTCACCGAACTCCAAGCGTACTGCACGCTGATCTCGCAGTCGGACCTGGTGCCACCGGACTACCGCGGCAAGCCCGGCAACGTCATGATCGCCGTCCAGATGGGCGCCGAGATCGGCTTGCAACCGATGCAGGCGATCCAGAACATCGCCGTCATCAAGGGCCGCCCGAGCGTCTGGGGCGATGCGGCACTGGCGCTCGTCCAGGCGCGCCCCGACTGCGAAGACATCATCGAGTCGCTCGCCGGCACGAACGGCGACCGCGTCGCGACCTGCGTCGTCAAGCGCCGCGGCCGCACCCCGGTCACGCGCACGTTCAGCGTCAAGGACGCCGGTGCTGCCGGCCTCTGGGGCAAGGACGGACCGTGGAAGCAGTACCCGGAGCGGATGCTCCAACTGCGCGCCCGCGGCTTCGCCCTCCGCGACGCGTTCCCCGACGCGCTCAAGGGCATCGCGATCGCCGAAGAAGCCCGCGATATCGACGTCGTCGATCGTTCGGCACCGGCACCCGACGAGGCGCCGGCGGTACAGGCTCAGACACCGCCGACCTCACGCACTGCGCAACTCCGCGAGAAGATCAACGCGAAGGCGGCCAAGGCCGCCGCCGACGACCAACCCGACGCCGTCGACGCGCAGTTCACGGAAACGCCGGCGGTCGATCCCGACGAGCTTGCGACCGACCTGCGGAAGGCCATCGAAAAGGCGTGGTCGAGCGTGTCGCGGACCGACGCCATGAGCGCCGCGCTTGTCAGTCAGTTCGCGAAAACCAAGCTGGCCGACCTCAACGTAACCCAGCTTCAGGCGTTCTTGGAAGAGACGCCCAATCTGACGTCGGGGAAAGCGAAGTGAAGATAGCCGACGCCACCTACGTCGTGGTCGACGTGGAAACTACCGGCCTCGACCCGGCCACCGATGAGGTGGTCGAGGTCGCGGCCGTCGCGACGAACGCTCTCGGCGACAACCTCGGGATGTTCGCTTCGCTGGTTCGCCCGACGAAGAGCATCCCGCCCGAGATCTCGGCGGTGCACGGAATCACCGATGCCGACGTGGCAACCGCTCCGGATTTCTTCGCGGTAACGACTCTTCTGAACGACTTCCTTGCAAGATTCATGGGGCCGAGCAATCTGCCAACCGTCGTCGCGCACAACGCCGCTTTCGACCGCAGTTTCCTCGGCGGCATGAACCTCGGTTGGCTCTGCACCATGCGTCTGGCCAAACACATCTGGCCCGATGCACCGAACTTCAGGAACCAGACGTTGCGCTACTGGCTCGACGTGAATCCCGAGACGTTCGGTATCGCTCCTCACCGGGCGCTCGGCGACGTGCTCGTTACTGCGGGGATTCTGGCGGAAGCTCTACTTTCACCCTCCGTCGTCGGCCTTGGATCGGTGTCGGTGGAAGAGTTGATAGCGTTCGCCGAATCCCCGGTGCTGCTGAAGAAGATGCCGCTCGGGAAACACCGTGGTCCGATAGCGGACGTTCCGACGGACTACATGCAGTGGGCCATCGGACCGCGGGGCATGACCGACATGGACGCGGACCTGCGCTTCACGCTCGAGACCGAGCTCTTCAAGCGGACCCGGGCGGCATAGCATGGCCATCGATATCAACCGCGGCCGCCGCGACCTCGCCCTTCGCCGTCTTCGCGATTCCCTCACGGATGCGAAGGCGACGATCGCGGCTTCGTTCGACCGCGTCATCGACGCCGTCGACGAGCTCGCCGAGACAGGCGCGCCCGTTGGCGAGCCCGAGGGCGCCGGCGGTCCGCTGTTGGCTATCGGGGCCGCCGCAAAGCGTATGGGCGTCAGCGTCGCCATCCTCGACTCTCTCGCGCGCCGCGGCGAGATCGCGACCGTCGAGATCCCGTCGGCGCGCGGGAGCCGCCCCATGCGCCGTTTCCGGCCCGCCGATATCGACGGCTACCGTGGCGATGAACGGAGGACGGCATGACGCGCCGCCGTTCGCTCTCGGCCTCAGAAGAGGCCGTGATTCGTCGCGATCTGCTCTCGACCGCACGCCGCCATTCCAGAGACGGTGTGGCGCTGTTGGTCAGCGCCACGCCCGTTCAGATAGATCCGCTCACCCCGTACCCGATCTACGCTCGTTCCGCATATCGGCCCGACAATCAGCCGGATCCATACGAGCAGATTATCACGCGCATCACCACTTGGTTCGAAGTCCACTTCCCGATCTCGCGAGGCCGCCATGCGTAACCGTAACAACCTGCCGGCCGCGATCGCGCTCTTCGTCATCCCGCTCCTCTACATCGCCTTCCACGCCCACTAGAAGCCTACGAAACGTGAGATGTACGCACTTGAAATCGTGCCCGCTTTGTGTCCTCCGGGAGACCGTCTGATGGCCCTCCAGTGGGTGAAGCTGCATGTCGGGCTGATCGACAACGACGTCTTCAAGCGCCTCTCGCGCGCCGCGCGCCTGACGTTCTTCTACGCCATCCCGCTCGCTGGCAAACAAGATACGGACGGCGTGCTCGCCGTTCGCACCGGACCGATGACCGTCGAGGAGATCGCCGCCTACACGTCGCTGCCGAAGAGCCAGCAGAAGGACGCGCTTGAGGAGCTGCAGCGCGCCGGCTTCATGACCTTCGGGCTGGATGAAGCCTGGCGCGTCGAGCGGTGGGACGAAAAGGCCGGATCGGAATCCGCCCGGCTGAGCAACGCCGAGCGTCAGCGCCGACATCGCGAGCGTAAGGCCCAAGAGAGTAACGATGGTAACGCCGTTACGACGTTACGTAGTGTAACGAAAAAAGTAACGGATAGAGAGATAGATAGAGATAATTACCTCGTTCGCTTCGCTCACTCGGGAATCGCCCCGAAAAACGTAACGCTCGCTCTGCTACGCGAGGACGACCCTTCCTGGGCTCGGGAACTCGCGGCAGCTTTCGCCGACCTTCACCGGGTCCAGCTTCGAAACCTGACCCCCGAGCAGCGCATCGTCGTCGGGCGGTTCTTTGCCGCGATCTGCTCGAACTGCAACCGGGACGAGAAGGTCAACCGGACCAGGGGCCTGACGGCGGCGCACGCGATCGCCAAGATGGGCGTCGGGCGCTCGGACGACATGACGGCCCTGCAGTTCGCGAAGTACGCGTGGAAGACGCTGGAGCTTCGCGGCGGGAAGCCGTTCTACAAGCCGTTCGATATCGACCTGGCGGTCAAGTACAAGGTGCCGGCGTGATCCCGCGTCGTATCGGCGCGGGCTTCACCCCGGTCGGCGCCCTCCTGCGCGGGCCGTCGGACGGCACGTTCTTCGCCGCCCTGCGCGAAGCGTTCGCGAAGGCGCGCGCCGAGCGGCCGTCGCGCGAGTACTTGCTCTACTCCGAGTGGGACGAGCTCTTCAAGATCGCCGAGCAAGACGGGATCGTCGACTACCACCGCGAGGGCAGGTTCGCGACGCCCTTCGGCATGGGGCTCCTTCGGCTCTGGCGCGCGATCCGCGACGCAAAGGCGAACGCGATACCCGCCAACGAGTTCATGGCCAAGTGGGATGCGGACATCGACGCCCGCGCGGTTCACTCTGCGGGTTCGACGCTGGGGTTCCGTCCGCGCGAAGATCGCGAGCCTCCGAACTCCCGGCGCACGCAGCGCGAGGATCCGGACGACGACGAGCTGCCGTTCAAGGTCCAGGTGGGCGCGTGACGCTCAGAGGCAGCGCGGCCGGCCTGGCCGAGATCCTGGGCGTCTCGCCGCGCACGCGGGCGGAAGCGCAGCGCGCCCGGTGGGTCGACATGCCGCGCTGCCCCGTGCACGACGTGCGGCACAGGACCGGCGAGGTCTGCGACCGGCGCACGCGCGAGGAGTACTTGGCGCAGCGCTGGGAGGGCATCCCCGTCTGCCCGGTTCACGATCGCCGCCACCGCAGCGGCGCGATCTGCACGCCGCGCCCGATCAACAAGGGCGGCCGACCGAAGAAGATCGTCGATCCGTCGGCGCCGCCGGCGAAGGCGAAAGTCAAGCGGCCCCGGCGGGCGCCGCTGCCGCGCGAGCTCTGCCAGCCGCGCGGCGGCAACTTCTCTGCCAGCTCGCTGCTCGCGCGCCTTGCGGAGGCGTGCTGATGAAGCGGCCGTCGCAGACCGCGACCCGGGAGCGCGTGGTGATGCTGACCGCCCAGGTCAACTCGCTCTTCGCGCGCGCTGATGCGCTCGACCGTGTGGCCAACGAGCTCCGGACTGAGGCCGCGGCCGTCGGGAGCGGCCTGCTGGAGCTCTCGCGCGATCTCGATCGCGAGGACAGCCGCGCGTCCGTGCGCGCCGCGCTGACCGCGATGGCCGGCGCCGCCGGATTGCGAGTGGCGCGATGACCGACGGCTGCACCATCCTGGCGCTCCTGGCCGCCGCCGCCTTCGTCGGCTGGATCCTCTACCGCGACGCGATGCGCGATCGCGACGGCGTGCGCCGATTCCAGATCGCTTTAACCCGCGCCCAGGGCGCATACGACTTCCAACTCGAGCACCAGCCCGCAGGGCGAGAGGACCAACCATGACCGCAACCGCGACCAAAGAGAAAGAGATCGTCTACACCGAGCCGTGCTCGGTCTCGTCCCCCGACCGCAAGCTCTCGTGCGATCTCCAGCAGGGCCACCCCGGCGCGCACACGTCCAAAGAGCTGTCGGCCGTCGCCTGGCAGAGCCGCAAGTGGCTTGAAAACCACTCGCCGGCCGACGTCGAGCCGGAGCCGGAGAAGAAGAGCATCCTCGATCGCCTGTCGGATGCGTGGGGCATCATCGTCCCCGGGACGATCGCGCTTATGTCGCGCCCGGTCTCGCTCGACGACGACGTCGCCCGGGTAACGGTCGAGTGCGACACCGTCTCGGTCAAGAACCAGGTCGGCTACCTGGAAGCCGAGATCATCGAGGCGCTCAACCAGTTCGGCAAGGATGCCTGGTCCATCGAGTTCCGCATCAAGGGCGACGTCGACCCGATCGAGCCCGAGGATCCGGACGCCGAGCGCGCGGCGGAGTTCGAAGGACGCGAGGGCGAGGTGCCGGCCACGGTCGATGGCCAGCCCGCGCGCCTGGTGCTCGATGGCAAGACCGGTGCGCCGATCGAGGACGACCGGCAGCCGCTCCTGGTCGGCCGCGATATCCGCGCAATCGAGCAGCAGCTCGCGCGCGTCAACGCCGAGCTCCTCGAAGCGGCCACCGAGAAGAAGGACGCGGCCGACCGGTTCAAAGAGACGCAGAACCGCCAGAACGCGGTCGTCGCGGAGCTCGTGCGCGCCATCAACGGCGAGCAGCAGTTGCCGTTCACCGACGCGCTCCAGGCGACCAACGAGAAGGCGAAGTCCGCCGTCGCGGAAGCCGCGCGCCTCGGCGCTGCCGCGATCGATGCCGCCGGCGACGAAGACGAGGACGAGACCGAAACGGTCGACGTGATCGACGGACTCGTCGCTGACGCGGCCGCGGATCACGCGCGCGAGAACCACCGCCCCGTCAAAGTCGTCGTCGACACGGGCAAAGAGCCCGGCGAGACCGACCTGAGCGGAGCCGACGACTAGATGGACTGCATCTATCGGTCGCCCCTGACCGGCCGCCTCTGCGGCCGGCCAGCGGGCGACCCGATCCACGGCCGCTACAGCATCACCGTGTTCGGCGCCGAGTTCCCGCCGCACGAGCACGAGCCGGCGGCCAAGGCGGTCGCGTCGTGAACCAGGACGTCGTCGCGCACCCCTGCGAGCGGCCCGGACCGAAAGTCCGCACGCCCGTCGGGCACTGCCTCGCGCGCTGCCACACGGCGGCCATCGGGATCTGCCCGCACCACGGCGGCGCGTGTCAGTTGCACAGTCGCCTCGGCGTGCGCGGCGGCCGGATCTGCGACGTCTGCCGCGAGCCGCTGAACCCGGTGGAATCATGAACGACGTCGACGCCCAGGCGATAGAACAGATGGCGGGCGGGAAGTTCGCCGCGATCGGCGCGACGGTCAAGCGCGCGCGACAGCTCGCCAACGGAGCGCCGCCGCTCGTCGACGACGCCTCGCCCGACAAGCCGGCGATGACGGCCATGCGCGAGATCCAATCGGGCTTCGTCCAGGTGGAGAAGCCCTGATGCGCCGCACGCTCGCCTGGCTTTGCTACGGGCTCGCGGTGCCGTTCATCGTCGTCGGCGCGATTGGCTTCGGCATGCTCGACGCGTTCGGCGACCTGATCCGGGGGCGCGGATGATCTACCTCATCCCTCGCGAGCGGTCGTACGACGACGGCGCCGAGACGCACGCGCCGCATCACGCGAGCGACTACCACACGGAATGCGGCCTCGATCGCGGCACGCGCGTCAAAGTCGAAGCCGACGAGCCGCCCGGCAAGTACTGCGGTTACTGCCGCAACCTCCTCGCCCTTGGAAAGGCATCATGAGCACCTACGCAAACCGGACCGAGACTCCGGTCGCGAAATCGAAGATGGAGATCGAGCGGATCCTGACGCGCTACGGCGCTTCTGCTTTCGGCTATGCGACCGAAGGAACGCGCGCCCAGGTCACGTTCAAGGCGCACGGCCGGTTCATCGCCTTGCTGATCCCGCTGCCGGATCCGGACGAGGATCGCTTCAAGTACACGACGCGCGCCGGCCGCGTAACCTACACCCGGCGCACCGACGCGTCGAAGGTCGCGGCGTACGAGCTCGCGTGCCGGCAGGTCTGGCGCGCGCTCGCGCTCGTCATCAAGGCGAAGCTCGAGGCGGTCGACGCCGGCATCGCCTCGTTCGAAAACGAGTTCCTCGCCTACACCAAGCTCCCCGACGGCCAGACCGTCGGCGCCTGGATGGAGCCGCAGATCGAGGAGGCCTACCGCCTCGGCGCCATGCCGTCCGTACTGATCGCGCTGCCGACCGCGAGGGTCGAATCTTGATCGTTATCGGAATCGACCCGTCCTACACCAACTGCGGCCTCTCGGATGGCGTCGCGCACAGCATCGTGCAGACCAAGCCCGACGACGCCGATACGGTCGGAAACGTCCGACGCCGCTCGCGCGAGATCGTCGCCGGCGTCGCCAAGTTTATCGGCGGGCGGTCGTGCCATCTGTTCATCGAGGCGCCGATGGTCTCGGCCCGCGGGGCCATGCACCTCTACGAGCTCGGCTGGCTGATGAACGATCTGCACACGCTCCTCCCGGTGACGCGAGCCGGGCAGGGCATCGTCGCCATCCATCAGGTCCCGATCGCGACGCTCCGCAAGTGGGTGACCGGCAAGGGCAACGCCCCGAAGGACGTCATGAAGCTACGCGTCTTTCAGCGGTTCGGAATCGAGTTCGAGAAGGACCCCGGCTGCGATAAGCTCTTCGCCTACGTGCTGGCCCGTTACGGTCAGGCGGTCCTTGCGGGCGAGATCGAGGAGGTCGCGACGAAGCGCCGCGGCGCAGGCGCGCGCGCCCAGCAGATCGCGCGAGGGAACGCAGCATGAGCGACAAGAGCAAGATCGAGTGGACGGACGCGACCTGGAACCCGGTGACGGGTTGCCGGCAGATCCCCGGCGCGAAGGGCGCGCCGAGCGGCTGCGATCGGTGCTATGCCAAGACGCTCCTCGACACGCGGATGCGCGCGAATCCGACGTCGGCGAGGTACGGCCTGCCGTTCGAGACGGTGCTGATGCACTCCGAGCGGCTCGACCAACCGTTGCGCTGGAAGCGGCCGCGGCGGATCTTCGTCAACTCCTTGTCAGACCTGTTCCACGAACACGTGACCGACGCGTTCATCGCCAAAGTGTTCGCGACGATGGCCGCCGCGCCGCAGCACTCGTTCCAGGTGCTGACGAAGCGGCCCGAACGGATGCGGAACCTGCTTCGCAGCAAGATCCGCGCGAGCGACAACGTCTGGCTCGGGACGTCCGTCTCGACCAAGGCCGACGAGTGGCGCATCGGTTCGCTCGTCTGGGTTCCGGCGAAGGTTAGATTCCTCTCGGTCGAACCGCTCCTAGGTCCGATCGAACTCGGTCCGCTGGCGATGATCCGCGGCGGGATCCAGTGGGTGATCGTCGGCGGGGAGAGCGGTCGCGGCGCGCGCCCTATGCACCCAGCTTGGGCGCGCAGCGTCCGCGATCAGTGTGCGGCGGCGGGCGTTCCGTTCTTCTTCAAGCAGTGGGGAGCGTGGGCCGAGGCTGATCCGCACGAGGCGACGCACCTGCTCCGGATCGACGGTCAGCTCGTCGAGCGCGAAGCTGCGACGCAACGGTACGAGGGCGTCGGACGGACGGTCGAGGAGGATCTCGTCGATCGCGGGCACCCTGGATGGGTCCGAGTCCGCCGGCTGGACAAGCGCCTCACCGGACGCAGTCTCGACGGCCGTACGTGGGACGAGTTCCCGGTTGGTGCAGCATGACGGTCGCTCCCACGATCCGAGCCATGGATCTGTTCTGCGGTGCCGGCGGCAGCTCTACCGGGATGCTGCAGGCATGCGACGACGCCGGCGTTCGATTGCGGCTGGCGGCCGTAAACCACTGGGACGTCGCGATCGCGACGCACGAAGCGAACCACCCGGGCGCGGACCACTTCTGCGTCGACGTCGACCACGCGCGCATGGACAAGCTCGCCCCCGATGGCGTCGACATCCTGTGGGGCTCGCCGTCGTGCACCGAGCATTCGTACGCGAAGGGCGGCAAGAGCATCGACGACCAGAAGCGCGCGAGCGCCTGGGTGATGCCGCGCGCCGTCGAGGCGTGGAACCCGAAGGTCGTCATCGTCGAGAACGTCCGCAATATGCTCAAGTGGGGACCTGTCGAGCCAGTCCTGGACCGCAAGACCGGGAAGCCGAAGATCGGTAAGGACGGCAAGGTCATCATCCGTCCCATCAAGAGCAAGGCCGGCGAGACGTTTCGCGCCTGGTTCTCGGCGATCGAATCGCTCGGCTACGTCGGGAAGTGGAACCTGCTCAATGCGGCCGACTACGGCGAGGCGCAGACGCGCCTGCGGCTCTTCGTCGTCTTCACTCGCCTCGGCTACCGGTTCGAATATCCGGCGCCGTCGCACGGGAAGCCCGGTACGCTCGAAGTGGAGCGCGGCCTGCTGCAGCCCTGGAAGGCCGCCCGTAAGATCATCGACTTCGAGCTGGAGAGCATGTCGATCTTCGACCGCAAGACGCCCCTCTCGCCGAACACCATGCGCCGGATCGAGGCCGGCATCAAGCGGTACTGCAGTGGGCCGATCGCCGAAGCGTTCTTGGTCGTCCTGCGAAACCACGCGGACTCGCAGTCGCTCGACGGCCCGATTCCTACGCTGGCAGCCAACGGTCAGCACATGGGGCTCGCTACGCCGGAACTCCGGCCGTTCGTATGCGGCAACCGGACGAACAACGTCCCGAAGTCCGTCGAGGACCCGCTCGGCACGGCGACCACAACGACCGGAGGTGGGTTCTTCCTCGCCGAGCCCGAGGCGACGGCGTTCGTTCTGGGTCAGCAAAGCAACGCAGTGGCGCGCGACGTGGACGATCCGCTCCCCACGGTCGCGACCGGCGGGAAGATCTCACTGACCGAGCCGAGCGCAACGCCGTTCGTCCTCGGTCAGCACGGCGGCAACGTGGCGCGCTCCGTCGACGAGCCGCTCTCCACGATTGCGACCGCTGGCTACGTCAGAATCTTCGATCCGATGATCGTCGACGTGCGGCACGGCGATCGGCCGCACCAGCCGACCGGACTGGACGAACCCGTCAACACCGTCACGAGCAAGAACGGAATGGGGATCGCAGAGCCGTTCGTCATCGAGCCCGGCCGCGCGGTCGACGGCGACGTCAAGCCGTTCCTGGCGACCTACTACGGCGAGCAAGAGAACGGTGCGCGGACCAACTCCATCGACGAGCCAGTCCCCACCGTGACGACCTCCAACCGCTTCGGCATGGTCGAACCGTTCATCGTCCCGCAGGACACGGAGGCGCAGAACCGAGGGATGGACGACCCGGTTCCGACGATTCGAACGACGTCGCGCGGCGTGCGCCTCGTGACGCCGTTCCTGGCCGCGCACTTCGGCGAGCGTCCGAACCAGGAGCCCCGGACGCACGATATCGAGCAGCCCCTCCCGACCGTCACGCACCGCGGCGCCGGCGACCTGGTCGAAGCGGAGCTGATCCAACCGGAGTTGACGGCCGCGCCAGCCGACGCGCCCGCGGGCCGCACGGTCATCATCGACGGCAAACCCTACGTCCTGGACATCAAGTTCCGGATGCTGCAGCCCAAGGAGCTCGCGCGCGCCCAGGGTTTCCCGGACGACTACGAGTTCACCGGCACCAAGGAAGCGCGGACGGCCCAGATCGGGAACGCGGTCTGCGTCGGCGTCGCCAAGGCGCTGATGCGCGAGGCTCTGCGCGCGATCTTCGGCGACGAGATTCGAGCGGCCGCATGAGCGAGACCGCGCACGACACGATCGCGTTCCTGACCGCCGCGCGCGCCTACATGGTGGAGCAGCCGTGGCCGCCTGACTTCAAAGCCGACCCGCTCGCGCACGTCGGCATCACCGAATCGCTCGGGGCGTACAAGCCGGGCTCGACCAACTTCATGAAGCAGTGGGACGCTCTTATCGAGGCGCTTCCGGAATCGTTCAGGTTCAAGACGCGATACGACCTGGAGCAGTTGAATGCGTTCGAGCACGATCCGGCGACGACGAAGGGCGACGTCCTGGCCCTGTTCGATCGCGCCATCGCGAACCTGGAAGCGACGCTGGTCGGCGAGCAAGCCTCGCTCTTCGAGGCCGCGCCATGATCGTATGCCTCGTGTGCGGGCGCCGGATCGGCACCAACGCCTACGACCCCAAGCCGGGGGAATGCGAATGCTGACCGACTACAACGACTTCCTGGCCTCGAAGTCCGCGGCCGTCCGCGACCACGGCTACGCCGGCGACGTCGAGCTGATCGACGCCCTCAAGCCCCACCAAGCGGCTATCTGCCGGTGGGCGATCGCCGGCGGGAACCGCGCCATTTTCGCCGACTTCGGACTCGGCAAGACCATCATGCAGCTTCAGATCGCCGTGGCCCTCATCGCGGCCGAGGGTGGTTCGTCGCTGATCGTCTGCCCTCTCGGTGTTCGCCAGGAGTTTGCGCGCGACGCGCGGTCGCTCTTAGGCATCGAACTCCACTACGTCCGGACGAACGAGGAGCATGCGGCGCTCGTCGCCGGCGGCGCGCAGTACTTCATCACCAACTACGAACGCGTGCGCGATGGCCAGCTCGACCCCAACCGGTTCACGGTCGCGTCCCTGGACGAGGCGTCGATCCTGCGCTCGTTCGGCTCGAAGACCTACCAGCAGTTCCTGACGCTCTTCGACCAGGTGCGCTTCAAGTTCGTCGCGACCGCGACGCCGTCGCCCAACCGGTTTAAGGAGCTGATCCACTACGCCGGATTCCTGGGCGTCATGGATACCGGCCAGGCGCTGACGCGCTTCTTCGGTCGCAACTCCGAGAAGGCGGGCGACCTGACGCTCTACCCTCACAAGGAGAAAGAGTTCTGGCTCTGGCTCTCGACCTGGGCCGTCTTCCTGACGAAGCCCTCGGACCTCGGCTACTCGGACGAAGGCTACGATCTCCCGCCGTTGCGCGTGCACCAGCATCGCCTCGCAGCCGACCACACCACGGCAGGCGTCGACAGTTGGGGCCAGGGCAAGCTGCTCCGGGACGCGACCGTCAGCCTGAGCGACGCGTCGCGCGAGAAGCGCGACAGTCTCGAGGCGCGCATCGCCGAGGCGAAGGCGATCGTCGCGGCGGCGGACCCGGACGAGCACTGGCTGATCTGGCACGACCTCGAGGATGAGCGCCGCGCGATTGAGGCCGCCTTCCCCGACGCCGTCACCGTCTACGGATCCCAGGACCTCGAAACGCGCGAGCAGGCCATCATCGACTTCTCGGACGGCAAGATCGGCAAGCTGGCCACGAAACCGATCATCGCCGGCAGCGGGTGCAACTTCCAGCGCCACTGCGCGAAAGCGATCTTCCTCGGCGTCGGCTACAAGTTCAACGACTTCCTGCAGGCGATCAAGCGCATCCACCGCTTCCTCCAAGAGCGGGCCGTCGATATTCACATCATCCACACCGAATCCGAGGACGCGATCTTCGCCGAACTGATGCGGAAGTGGAAGCAGCACGACGAGTTGCAGGCGACCATGTCGGCGCTGATCCGGCAGTACGGCCTCGACGCCGAGCTGCGCCAGAGCGAGATGAAGCGCCAGATGGGCGTCGAGCGGAAGGTCGTCACGGGCAAGCGTTTCACGGCCGTCAATAACGACTGCGTCGACGAGACGCGCCGGATGGATTCGGACTCGGTCGACCTGGCCGTCACGAGCTGGCCGTTCTCGAACCAGTACGAGTACACGCCGACCTACAACGACTTCGGCCACAACGAAGGGGACGGTCCGTTCTTCGAGCAGATGGACTACCTCACGCCTGAGATCGTCCGGATCCTCAAGCCGGGCCGGATGTACTGCGTCCACACCAAGGACCGGATGGTGTTCGGCTCGGTCAGCGGCGACGGCATGTACACCGTCAGCGAGTTCTCCGATCGGTGCGTCACCCACCTAAAAAAGCACGGTCTGCGGTACATGGGCCGGATCACCGTCGTCACCGACGTCGTCCGGGAAAACAATCAGACGTATCGCCTCGGCTGGTCCGAGCAGTGCAAGGACGGCACCAAGATGGGGTGCGGCATGCCGGAGTACATCCTGCTGTTCCGCAAGCTCCCGAGTGACCGCGGCAACGCGTACGCCGACGATCCGGTCGTCCATACCAAGGCCGCCTACCCGCGCGCGCGGTGGCAGTTCGACGCGCATGGCTTCTGGCGCTCGAGCGGCGATCGACTCCTGACCCCGGCGGAAGCCAAGGGCCTCGACTTCGAGACCCTGCGGAAGATCTGGCATCGGTACAGCGGGACGCACATCTACAACTTCGAGGAGCACGTCAAGCTGGCCGAGGGCCTGGAGCAGGCCGGAGTGCTGCCGTCGAGCTTCATGCTCCTGGACCCGGTCTCGCATAGCGAGTTCGTCTGGGACGACGTCGTGCGGATGCGGTCGCTCAACAGCCTGCAGAAGCGTCGCGCGGCCGAGCTCCATACCTGCCCGCTGCAGTTCGACATCGTCGACCGGTTGATCGAGCGGTTCTCGAACGAGGGCGATCTCGTGCTCGACCCGTTCGGCGGCCTCGGTACGGTCGCGTACCGCGCGCTGCTCAAGAACCGGCGCGGCTTTACGATCGAGCTTTCGCCCGAGTACCACGGCGACGCCGTCAGCTACCTCAAGGGCGCCGAGGCCGACGTGCCGATGCCGAGCCTCTTCGAGACGCTCGATGAATCGAACGGTGCCGCGTGAGGAGCTACGCTTCGCGGGACGCGGCTACGCGCTCCTTGGCCGCCTCGTTGCAGGGCTTGCACGTGGCCTTCCCAGCACGCGCCTTGCGCTTGACGCAGACGACGCAGGTCCCGGGTTTCGCCCTGGCCCGTAGGGCGGCCATCTTCTCGGCGCTAGTGAGCGGCGGCAAGACGGTAGCTGTAGGCGACGTGGTCGACGAGGCGATGGCTTCCCCGCACTTCGAGGCCGCGTTGGATCTCCGCGAGGGTGTCGGGGTCCATGTCCTGGGTGATCTCCGCCCAGGTGGCGTCCTGGTAGCTCCCGGAGTCGCCTTCGCGGATCTGGACGACTGTCTCGGGGGCAAGTGTTACTGTGACCATGCCCCCAACTTAACACCTGTTACTGTGACCGTCAAGGGGTCGGGGTGAAGTCCACGGTTTTCTTCGCCGGCGCCCGCGTGCGCCGGGTCGACGCTCCGCACCTCGCGCTCGCGACCGTCATCGAGGTCAACTTCCACCCGAAATCGGGACGGTCGACGGTCTGGATCCGCTACGACGACGATCCGCCGCACGACGAGACCGGATACCCGCATAACGACGACGACGGCCGGCTGGAAATCATTCCGGCGACCGAGACCAAGGAGAGTTAGATGGAAACCGAAGTTGGGGCGCGCGCGGCGCGTCCGTCCCAGATCGAAGAGCCCGACTACGCCAAGGCCCCGAAGCCTGCGTACCCTCACTGGTCGCGGGGTGACCTGACGCTCGAACAAGCCGAAGCCATGTTCCCGATCGGCGCGACCGTTCGATTCTTCCGGGGCGGCGGGCGACTCATGGGCGGGATGACCGGCCGCGTGGTCCAGCATTCCGTCGGTCCGGGCGAGCCGACGACGCGCTTCGGCGGCCGCGCCCGAATCCACGTCGCCCTCTCGTCCGAGTCCGACGACGCGGCACGCGGCGCTTTGGGGAGCGCGCTGGGCGTGGGCTTCGGCCGCCTACCGGTGCAGAAGGTGTCTGAACCGTTCCGGAGCTGCGAGGTGGTGTCGAATGCCTGATCTGTCGACGGACGACTACATCCGGATGCTGGAAAAGGTTGCCCTCGACGAGGGTTGGGAGCGGTGCGAGGGTTGCAAGCGCTGCTTCGATACCGAGACCATGGAGCGAACCGCCGACGACTGCTGGCTTTGCGCCGGGTGCGCTAGCGAGCTTCGCGCGAACGGTCACGTAGAGTGCCCGCGGCACCCAGGCGAGGATCGTACTTCGTGCTCCTGCGCGAAGCTCCGTGCCGTCGGTCCGGCGGATCCGGAACAACACGGACCAACCTTCGTCGGAACCCGCGGCGACGAGACGTGGACGGTCGCGACCCTCGAAGGTCGCCTGCGTGAGGCCGCGCAGTTCTGGGTGGACATCGTCGACAAGACCGCGGTCAAGGAGCGGACCGTCGAGTGGGAAGCGGCGAACCGGATCGTGCGAGACGCCCGGGAGATCGAGACGATCCGAGTCTTCGCTTCGAAGACACACGACGAGCTGATGATGGTCATGCGGGACGCCGGAACGCTGCCCTCGGTCATCCTGCCGACGCCAGCTCGAATCGTCGAAGAGTACGAAACGATGTACGGCGCGACCAACGGCGACGATGTACGTTTCGGCTTCGACGCGGGTGCCACGTTCGTGGTCGAGTGGGTCAAGCGACGTCTCGCCGAGCCGTGCATCTGCGCGGGCGGTTCGGCGGGGCGAGTGGACATCACCGGCTCGTGCCCGGTTCATGCCGCGGCCGATCCGGCGGCGCGGGCGGAGAAGCCGCTCGATGAGGAGCCCGCAATCGAGGAGATCGCCGCGATGCTCGAAGCCTACGCTGCCGTCGACGAACGTCCTAACCGGTTTGGCCGGCAAGGTCGCACTGCGATGATCGCGGCCGCAAAGCTAATCCGAGCGTTCAACAGCGGCTCCGAAGCCACGGACGCACGCTTCGGCGAGTCGCCCCAGCACCACCGGCACGACTGGGTGCAGTACACGCTGCCGAGCGGCGCGATCTGCGCCTCGTGCTCGTTCTGCGGTCACGGGATCCAGCTCGTTTGAGCGTCAAAATCATGGTCGACGTCGACGTGGTCGAGACGCTCCTCGATTCGCACCTGCGGACCGAAGAGAACCGCCGCGTCTTCCGCAATCAGCATCCGGAACAACCGCCGTTCGTCGCTGAACTCGCGGAGGCCGAGACGAACGAGCTCCGCGCCGCGATCGCGCGCGCTCGCGAGCGGGACGCGGGTCGATGACCTGGACCTGTGCGCCGTGCGGCGCGTTCAACGGGATCCGATATCGGCGGAGGAAGGACGGTAGCCGGCGAACCGTCCATCCTGGCCGACGTTGCAAGAACTGCGGCGCCGAACGCGACGTCAAGGCGATCGGCAGCGGGCGATGACGCTCATATACTTAGGGTATCGGTCTCGGTCGCGTGGCGCGATCAAACGAAGAAAGGCAAGCCAGTGTTTCTTTCGATCATCATGCTCACGCCGAAGGCCGCGTTCGTCGCGCTCAGTCGGGAGCAGCGTGAAGGCTGGCTACGGAACGTGGCGGCCCGGCTTCAGGAGTTCACCGGCGCCGACGGCGGCGTGGTCTTCAGCCAGCGCGTCGCAGGGGCGAACGGCACTTGGACGGTCATTCTCGTGGCCCAGATATTGAGCGCGGACCTTCTTAGCGCGTTCGCGCGCGAGTTCGAATCCGCCGAGGTCAAGGCGTACTTCGAAGTCGGCGCCCTGGGCGGCGCGATGCAGTTCATCACGGAAACGTCGAGCGCCGAGCAGGTGCTGGCGAATAACATCGCGCCGTTCCTAGATTGACCCTGATGGATAGGATCCCGATCGGGGCGCTGGTCGTCGTGGCGATCGTCATCGCCGTCTGGGGCGGGCGCATGCGATCGTCGCGCGAGTATCGGGACGCGCGGTCGAGGTTCGACGCGGCGGCCATCGATCTGCGCGACGAAGTCTTGAAGCCGTTCGCGCGCGTCGTCGACTGGCTCATGGCCCTGCTCTCGCGTGGCACCATCTAAGCCCAGCGCCGGCTGCCCCCACGGCCGGTGCCAGCACTCCGAGCTCGTCCACGTGAAGATCGTCGACGGCTTCGGACCATCCGCGACAGAGCGGTGGGGGAACTGCTCCGTCTGCACCTCCCAAGCCATGCACGACGAATCGGGTGAACACCCGTGCGCCAGAACCGAAGCAGCCCGATGACCAAGAAGAAGCTGCTGGAGCAGATCGACGCATCGATCGAGACCCTGGCCCAGCTCCGGGCAATCGTGGCCGCCGACCGGCGAACCCGGTACAGCGACCAGCGGGACACAATTCCTCCGCAGTATGCCCACCTGGTGGGCCTGGCGCTCCCGGACGAGCGCCGGAAGGCTCGGAGGCGGAAGGCCGGGTAGTGCGGCCATAAAAAGATTTATAAATACTATTGACTAATAACCCAGGTATGGAGTATAATGGAATCAAGCCTCGGGGGGATAGCTCAACAGGCTAGAGCAGGTGGTTGATACCCATCCGAAGCGGGTTCGAGTCCCGCTCCCTCCAGGCCCAGGGCGGCCCGGCAAAGATCGAGCCGGGCCGCCCGGGGGTGACAACGCTAGCGCGTCCAGGTATACTGGTCATGGGTATCAACCAACTGACCAAGCCTGGACTGAGGCGCTCACCGCAAGGGTGGGCGCCTCGTCTTTTTCGGAGGTAAGGTTCGATGGAATCACCAAAACGCGGCCGCGGCCGGCCGGCACTACCGGAGTCCGAGCGGGCTCGGCCCCAGGGCTATTCCGTTCGCCCCGTGACCGACGAGCGTCTCGAAGCGCTGGCCTCTCGGTATGGCATCGCCAAGAGCGCGATGCTTGAGTCGCTGGTCGAGGACGCCTTCGTATCCCGCCGCTGGCCGGATGAGCCCCGCGAAGGATATGCGCCGGTCTCGGGAATGCGCGCCGAGGAGCTGATAGGCACTCCGCCCGCGTACACCATATGGAACCCGATCGTGCGCGAGATCGCGGGATATCGGTTCGCATGCGGCTGCGACATTCGTGGCGACGGATCGTCCTACGCCTGGGTCCCATGCGGCCATCATGTCGAGGCTGCAGTTTCGCAGACGGTCGACGGAAACGTGCGGCTCAAGCCCATACCGCCCGAGTTCCGAGGCGGATTCCTGCGATCGTTCCCGCTCCCGAACCGCGAGAAGTTGCAGCACGGGCTCGAGGCCTTCGAGCGGTTCTTCAAGGAGTCGTTTCCGGGCCGCCAGACCGAAGTCGAACACGATCGCGGCGACGGATATTGGTTCCTCGAGCGCCCGATCGCCGGCGAACCCTGGCATCCCGCGATGCACGTCTGGATCCAGGACGACGTGGTCGCCCTCGTCGGCGTCGACTGGCCGGGCGAGTTCCGCATACGGTCGTGGCCCGCTTTCGTCGAGCGCCTCGCGGAGCGCGAGCCGCTCACGGCGGTCTACTTGGACGAAGCTGGCACGGTCCGCGTTTCAGGGCAGAAGCCCGAACCGGTGCGGGCATAGTGGCCGAGCTATGCGCGGGGTGCGGAAAGACGGAGGTTCGCGCGCTCGGGATGCTCTGCGGGCCTTGCGGCAACGAAGGGCCGAAGAAGCGGGATCGATTGGTCGGGCATGCCGTTCGCGCGCGCAAGAGCGCCAGGTTGCAGGCCGCGAAGCCCGGCGGCCAACCTCGGTCGGCGTTCTTGCTCTACTGCATCAACACGCACTACTGGAGGTTGGACGTCGATCCCGATGTTCAACCGTCGGAGGCGCAGTTCATATGCCCGGACTGTGGCGGTGAGTCGATGGTCGTCAAGCGGATTCAGATATCGATAACTGACGCGGCTTGCACGGCTGTCTGTTGGAATGCTGAGGATCCATATCGGTGTTCGTGTTCGTGCGGCGGAACGAATCACGGGCGTCGCGGCGCGCCTGAAGCGGAGCCGCCCGACCTCGTTGCCGTTTAGTCTAAACTAGGTCCGGACTTCGTGCACGCGGGCGCGAAACGTGCGATGCTAGACTCGCACGCTTCGCGTTCCACGTTGAACGTTTCCGGACATATGTTCGGCGCAATCAAACGCCTGTTACAAACTAGCAGGACCACGTTTGCTCTGCGCGCAGGTCGCACTCGTGACCGCGCTGCTCGATGCTTCCGACGCATCATCGCCGACGGTCTGGCAGCTAGGGTTCTGGCCGCCGGATCGTGACGTACGCGCCGTCGCGCGCAAGCCGCGCGCGCGGATCGTCATCGTCGCACCCGAACATGTCACCGATCACGCCTACGCGTGCACGTATCCCGGGTGCGCGCGCGGGCCCGAGAACCCGTTCGAAGAGGAGAAGTCGCTCGCGAGCCACCGGTTCGCCGCGCACGGGATCCGCAGTACCAACGCCGAGTCCGTCGCGCGCCAGCAGCGCCGCGACAAGATCCGCGCGCGCAAGCGCGGCGCCCCGCCGCCCGAGTACATCGACCCCGAGACCATCCGGGTCCAGATCGCGGCGCTCTTCCCGATCAATCTCGGGCCCAACACCCGCGCCGGCGAGCTCGACCTCGGCGATCGCGAGCACGTCCGGCGGCGCCTCTGCTACCTCATCACCCAGGAGCTCAAACGCGAGATCCGGCGCTCGCCCGCCGAGATCTGCGTGACGATCGCGCAGCTTGCGGCCGGCGCGCTCGCGCCCCTCGGAATCTCGGCCAAGCAAATCAACCCCGACGACGCCCTGCTGGCCGGCCCCCGGCCGCAGTTCTCCACACCCAAGAGAGGCAAGCGATGAGCAACCTAACGGGCACGTCCATCAAAGTCGAAGCCGTCGAGAAGGACGAGATCGGCAACCTGCTGGTCGAGACGGGCATAAAACTCACCGGCCAGGCGGCGTTCTACACCGCGGAATCGTTCGAAACGTTCGTCGATATGTGCCGCGCCAAGCTCGGGCGGCCGATCGGATGACCGGCTGGATCGCCGCGGGCATCCTCGCTATTCTCTGTGCCGTCTGCGTCAGGGGTCGGCGCGGCGGCGGCGTTGCGGCACCCCCGTTGTCGCCCGAGGTCCGGGCGCGGCTCGATGCGATGCCGAAGACGCCGCCGCAATCCGCCGTACACACGAGCGCGGCATGCGCGCCGACGGCGACGTGCTCGGCTTGCGGGAGGGCAGTCCCCGTTGCGTCGTCGGCCGACGCCAGCCTGGTTGGCCGCCAGGTTGCCGGCGCGCTTGCCGAGGTGCAGCGGCATGGCTACGGGCGGGCACGCGGCTTCGGAGCGCACTTCACGTGACGGCCGCGATCGTCGTCGGCCTCGTGGCGCTCACCCGCGCGAGCGCCTTCTGCCGGGTCTGCCGGCGCCGCGACGGACACGCGATCGTCCCGCCCTACGTTCGCGCGCGCATCGTCGCTGGGCTGCGCGCGTCTCGCGCGGACCTAACGCGGCTCGCCGCGGAGGTCGTGGAGTACCGCGGGCTCGGGCGCCGCGCGCGCCGCGCGCGCCGGTCGGGGGGATGATCGGTGGCCCGGTCCAGATCCGCGCCCGCTGGGGCGGCTACACCCCCGAAGAAGGCACGTGGTTCGCAAGCGCCCGCGGACGCTTCGTCTACCGCGTCGCCGCCGTCCGCCGCATCGACCCGCGCCAAAACCGGCACCGCTACGCCTACGCTCTCACCTGCGAAAGGTGGTCGCCCGAAGACGTCCCAGCCGAAGCCGCCGTCCAGCCGTGGAAGTGGGACCGCCGCAAAAGGCGCCGGACCTAAGCGTCGCAGCGGACCCGAACCCGGCAAGCCGTACAAGCTCGACGCGACTACCCGGAAGCGCATCATCCAGGTTCTCGAAGTCGGTGGAACCTGGGGAATGGCCGCCGCCGCCGGACACGTCTCGGTTGATTCGGTGAAACGCTGGCGGGACGACGTTGCGGACTTTGCGGAAGAATGCGCGCGCGCGAGAGATTCTGGCGCCGCAAAGCTGGTCGCGAAGGTCCGGGCCGCGGCGGAGGCCGGCGACTGGCGCGCGGCGTCCTGGCTGCTCGAGCGGACGAGCCCGAACGAGTACGGCCGACGCGTGCAGATCGCGGGACCTAACGGCGGCCCCGTGCCGATCGAGGGCGAGCTGCGCGTCGCGGACGGCGTGCGGGCGAACTCCGCCGCTTCTGACGTGATGCACCTGGCGATCGCCAAGGCGGCCGGCACGTCGTGAGCGCGGTCGACGAAGCGGCCCCTGAGGAGCTGCAGCGCGAGCTGAACGAGGACGTCATCATGGCGGCATCTTCGCCGGCGGGCTTCGCGTTCGTGGCCACGCGCGACGATGCGATGCCGTACATCCCCGACAAGTTCCACCTGGAGATCGCCAAGGGGCTGGTCGACATCGAGCAGGGCCGCCTCGAGCTGCTGGTGATCCAGTGCCCGGTCCAGCACGGGAAGTCGACGACCGCGAGCGTCTGGGGCCAGGCGTGGGAGTTCGGCGTCCATCCGAACTGGCGCGTGATCGGCGCGACGTACAACACCGACTTCGCCGAGGACAACCTCGGCAAGCCTACGCGCGACATCCTCGAGCGCCACGGCCCGGCGTTCTTCGGCGTGCATGTCGACCCGACGTCGCGCTCGATGAAGCGCTGGGGCACGACCGCCGGCGGGCGTATGGTCGCGGTCGGCGTCGACAAGCCCGTCACGGGTCGACCGGCCGACAAGATCCTGATCGACGACCCGTACCCCGGTCTCGCGGAGGCCATGAGCCGCAACTTCCGCGCCGAGATCGAGGATTGGTTCAAGGCGAACGTCATCTCGCGGCGCGCGGCCAAGCTGCGCCTGGTCGTCATCATGTCCCGCTGGAACGAGGACGACTTCGTGGCGTTCGTCCTCCGGATGGCTGAGGAGGGCGGCTGGAAGTACAAGGTGCTCGACTTCCCCGCGATCGCCATCTGCCCGATCGAGGGCTGCAACGCGCCGAAGTTGACCGTCGTCGACGGTGCGGGCCCGGGCGAGCTCGAGCTGGTCATCGAGCCCTGCGATCACGGCGTGCGCGACTCGTTAGGTCGTCTGCCGGGCGAGGCGCTCTGGCCGCGCGTGCGCCCGATCGAGTTCCTCAAGAAGCAGTACATCGCGATGGGCGGCCCGCTGTTCGACTCGCTCTACCAGGGCCGCCCGCGCAAGGCCGGCGGCACGATCTTCAAGCAGGAGTGGTATCGGTACTTCACCTTGACCGACGGAATCGTGACGCTCCGGAACAACGCCGGCGTCGGCATCCAGCAGTACCGCGTGTCCGAGTGCATCTGTTTCCAGATCGTCGACCTCGCGTCGGGCGACACGCAGACGTTACGTTCGGGTGTCACGCGCGCGAAGAAGGCCGACTACTTCGTGGTCGGGACGTTCCTGCTGTGCCCCCGGAACGAGCTGCTCGTCTGGAACATCTTCCGCGACAACCGGATCGACGGAACGGCGCAGCTCCCGCTGCTCGGGCAGTTGAAGTCGAAGTACGGATCCGGCCGCATCGGCATCGAGGCCGTGGCGTACCAATGGACGGCCGTGCAGCAGGCGGTCGCGGCGGGTCTGCCGGCGGTGCCGATCGTGCGCGGCAACGAGAGCAAAGAGACGCGCGCGTGGGCGATTGCCGCGCGGTACGAGACCGGCCAGGTCTACCACCTCCAGGGCGCGCCGTGGATCGACGCGCTCGAGAGCGAGCTGCTGGCGTTCCCGCGCGGCGCGAACGACGACCAGGTGGACGTGCTCAGCGACGCCGGCGCAGTGGTGGCGGAACGCCTTGGAACGAGCAAGCCCAATGGAGTTCGCGTATGAGCCTCTTCGGACACCAGGACGACCGCTCACCGGATCGCTACGGGTGTGGCGGACCCTACGGTCAGTTCGTGGACGATCTGCAAGGCAGCCAGATCCCGCCACCGACGCCCGAATCCGTCGCGCGCATTCTGCATGAGGGAACCCCACCGGACGACTTCGCGGTGCCCGGGGCGGTCGCACGCGATCTGCTGACCGAGGCGTGGCCACCGTTCGGCGGCGACGTCGAGCAGGCCGAGCGCTGGATGCACACGCTGCGCGCGATCGGCTTCGTGGCGTTCGTCGGGTTCGTCTTCCTCGCCGGCTACCTCGTCGGCGTGAGCGCGCACCAGTGAACCGCCACTGCTTCCGCGCCGACGGCGACCCGAAGATGGCGTTCGAGACGTTCGACAAGGCGCAGGAGGCGGCCGAGGACAACTTCCGCCGGCGCCACATCCGGTGCCACGCGTATCGGTGCGACGAGCACGGTTGGCACGTGGGGGGCAACGTCCCGCGCGCCGAGCGCGACGTCACCAGACCCGAGCCGGTGCTACCGCGGCAGCGCCGCCGAGACCGGATCGCCTGCTGATGTCCTGGTACACGAGCACGGGCGGGACGACGAGCAGCGTCGGATTCGGGACCACCGTCCATATCCGGATGGGGCCGCCGCCGAAGCCGCCGTGCTGCCACATCTGCGCCGGGCCGCCCGAGCGCATCACGCCCGACCATCGCTACTGGTGCTGCCGTTGCCTCGTCATCGACCAGGCCAACGCGCTGTTCCCGCTGCTCTTCGACGCGGTCGCGCCGGATCAGCGCCCCAAGCTCTACCGCGCGCTCGCGGCCGTCTTCCATCCCGACGTCGGCGGCGACGAGCGCGTGATGCAGTTCCTCAACACGTTCAAGGAGAGATTCTGATGGACATATTCGACAACCATACGCCGGACGCGGCCCAGGCCGCTGCTATCGAGCGAATCCGCGCTGGCGCGCGCGAGTTCGCGCAGATCATCGAGGACAACGCGCCCAACTGCGCCGACCGCGCCGTGGCGCGCCGCAAGGTCCGCGAGGCGATGATGTCCGCGAACGCGGCCGTCGTCCTCCAGGGGCACTGCTGATGAACACCCAGACGGGCAAGCTCTACGACACCAGCGATCCCGCGCAGGCGTTCGACCTGGAGATCGAGCGCGAGCTGACGCGCGCCCAGGGCCTCAATCCGGACGAGATCATCGTTCCGATCGACACGTTCGATCTGAGCGCCGCGGTGCGAATCAAGCATGGAGCCTGGGGGCACCTTTGCCTGTCGGACTGCCCGCGAACCGGACCGCCGAGCATGCCAGCGCGGGATTCGCACCGTCGGAAGAAGCGCCAGATGGCGCGCGCGTCGCGGAGGGCGAACCGTGGGTGAGAACATGGCCTACGGCCCCTGGCCCGAGCCGCGCATCAAGCTCGCGAACCGGTCGCGCGTCGATCGCCCGAAGCGCCGGAAGAAGCGGGACATGGCCAAGCGCTCGCGGCGGGCGAACCGATGAGGCTCCTCGGCTGGGCGCTGGCGCCGTTCGTCCTTCTCGTCGCCGTCCCGATCGCGCTCGGCGCGCTGATGTTCGAGACGGCGCGCAACGGCCAAACGGTCGAGAACCGGCAGCTCGGCGCGTGAGCAATCTTCGCCTCGTCTTGTGGTCCGGCGGTTGCGACTCCACGCTGATGCTCTACGACGCCCTGACGTCGCAGAAGACCTGGATTATCGCCCCGGACAAGAACGACCCGAAGCGCGTTGACACGCGGACCGAGGTCCGGCAGATCAGCATCGTCGAGCCGACCGTTCCGTGCAACGCCCCGCAGGCGCGCGCGCGGCGCCGGCTGCTTACCGAGTTCAAACGCCGCGGTATCCCGTTCCGGCCGACGATCGAAGTCATCACGTCCCGCGAGCACGATCAGCCAAAGCGCCACGAGAACGGCGGGTCGATCCAGACGCAGATGTGGGTCGGGACCGCGACGCCGTACCTGTGCGACTCCGAGGATCTGCTGGTCGGCTGGCACGACGGCGAGTTCGACAACGTCGAGCACGTCACGTCCGCGTTCGACGCCCTCCAGCGCATCAACGGCGGCAAGACAGGCAAGCTGCAGTTCCCGCTCCAGCGGGTGATGTACGCGACCGTGATCGCGCGACTCCAGGCCCTCGACCTCCTGGACCTGTGCTGGTGGTGCGAAGGCGGCAAGCATCCGGCACCGGCGGCGTCCGAGCCGTGCGGCACGTGCAACAAGTGCATCGCGCACGCGACCGCGCTCTGGCAGCTCCGAAAGTACGGCGCGAAGCGGATGGCGGAGTTCTGATGTCGCGCACGTCGCTCGGCGTCCTGATGGCGGTCGCGATGATGGCCAACTCGGCTGGTCTGCAGATCCGGCGACCGGATGACGATGTCGCGACGATCGATCTCCACGAGGCCCCGCCGACCATCCGGGTCTCGCCGTATGCGGATCCGCCGCCGCCTGTGCGGCAGAACTTCGAACGGCGGCAACGCCAGCAGATCGGCGCGATCGGGCGGAAGGCCGCGAAGGCGTTCCGGCGCGCGGGGCGGTTCAAGACGTGACCGAGCGGGATCCGCGCCTTGACCGTCGACGCGAGATCACCGGCCGGCTGGTCGAGACCCGTGCGCGATGGATCGTTTGGCGCGAGACCCCGCGATCGCGACGCCCGGCCTTCGCGCTGGACGACTACTTCAACGCCCTGGCCGACGCGGGCGACTTCAATCGGCGATACCCGGACCTGAAAATCCCGGGGTGAAGGCTTGGCCGGGGCAGCCGCCAAAGGGGCCACAGACAAGAACGGCGGCCCCCGCACAGCAACGCAACAGGGACCGCCGCTTCGGGATCTACTCGGCGCTCGAATCCGTTCGGGCGCCCCTTTCATTCCCTGGGGCCTCACTGGCCTTACCAGCGATATAGTGGGGAGAATCCGGAATTCCTTGATGGTTATGCGGGTCTCCGGCGCAAATCTTGTGGATCGGTTGTGGATACCTCCTACTGGCCGTTCCTCGTCGCCCGGTCGCCTTCAGCGATTGCCTCGCGCTCGCAGACGTAGGCGCCGTTCCGGGTGCGGCCGTACCAGCGCTCGCCGGCGTAGTGATAGACCCCCGTGGGGATGTTGAGCCAGACGACGGTATCGCGGGGGCAGTGCCGCTGCGCGGCGGTGTCGGAATCGAACTTCGGCGCCGTGTAGGCGACCGTGACGGCGGGGGCGAGTGGGGACGCCGCGGCGGCCGTCACTCCGAAGAGCGCGACGCATAGAGCCAAGATCAGTCGAGAAAGCATAGTAACCTCCTTGGCGTGATTCTAGCTCGGGACCACCGCCCGAGACATCCGGGGAAACCCCTAGTCGGACACGCGAGGCCGACCGCCGCGTTCCCGGCCCGTACTAGGTCCGGGTGTCAGAAGCGCTGGACCCCCGCGAGATCGATGGCCTCGGAGCCGACCTGCCGGCATTCGCGCGCCGCATCGCGGGCGAACAGTACGAAGCCGACCCGAAAGCCTACGCGGTCGACACCGATAACGATCCGGTCAAGGCGTTCTGCGAGAGCGTCGACGCGGGCGCGAGCATCACGCTCAATCTGGCCTGCCGCGACGGCCGACGCGAGATCGTGGAGCTGGACCGCCAGGAGTCGCACGCCTGGGTTCGCGGGACGCTCAGCGATCGCACGGAGTTCGCCAACCGGAAGATCTGCGAGCGCCGGTTCGACGTCGCGGCGCGCGCGGCCGAGCGTCTCCAGGAGCGCGGCCTACCGCCCACGTCGGAGAACCTGCGGCCGGACGAAGAAGCGTACCTCAACGAGTTCGGCGCGATCGTCGAGCGCCGCGCGCCGCTCAAGAAGGGCGGATATCGGCGTCTGAAGCCGACCTTCAGCGAAGCGTTCGTCGGAGCGATGTCGGACACGCGCTTGCGCGAGGACTTCTTCGACGGCATCGGCGACGGCGGCGCCTCGGCCTACTTCACCGCGCCGACCCAGCGCGAGTACTTGCCCGTCGGCGGCCCGGCCGGCCAGCAGTTGCAGATCAGCGACGTCTGGGACGAGCAGGCGAAGGTGTACTATGCCTACACGCATGACACCGTCGCGCGCGACGCCGTCGAGATGCTGGCCGACTTCATCCTGGGCCGCGGCGTGCAGATCGTCGCCGCCGACGAGAAGGTCCAGAAGGTCATCGACGAGTTCGTCGCTCGCGAGAAGTTCGACCAGCGCGCGCACCAGATGACGTCGACCCTGATCCAGGCGGGCGAGCTGTTCGTGCGCAAGATGCCGATCGGGGGAGGGCGGCTGAAGGTCCGGACGCTGCCGGCCGAGACGATCTGGGAGATCGTGACGGACGCCGAGGACGCGCTCGAGGTCTTCTGGTACGTGCAGCGGTTCCAGACGCGAACGGTGCTCTTCGCGGACAACAAGCCGGAGGCCGCGACCCGGTGGGTCGAGCGGACGATCCTCGCCGGCGACATGCTGCACCCGAAGATCAACGCGCGCGAGAGCGATGTGCGCGGGCGGTCGGACATGTATCCGGCGCTCGGGTGGATGAAGCGGCTGCGCGACTACTTCGACGCGGTCGTCCAGAAAGAGTACTCGGCGGCGGCCTACCAGTGGCACCTGAAGGTCAAGGGCGGCGCGGGCGACGTCTCGGCGATCGCGGCCGCGGCCGTGCCTGGCGGCCAGGTCCCGCCCGGATCGACGCTCGTCACGAACGACCAGGTCGACCAGCAGGCGATGGGGAGCGGCGTGCGCGCGGTCTCGGGCAACGGCTCGACCTACGAGGCGCTGCTCAACACGATCGCGCTGGCCTTCGGCCTGACCAAAGAGTACTTCGGCGCGTCGTCGCACACGAACCGCGCGAGCGCGATCGTCGCGACCGAGCCGGCTGCCAAGCGCTTCGAGCACCGCCAGGACGTCCTCGGCGACTTCTTCCGGGAGATCTTCCAGGCGGTCGTCGACGAAGCGGCCGGCGCGGGTCTGCTCGACGGCGCCGAGAGTCTGGACTTCAAGATCATCTTCCCGACGATCGTCAAGGCGGACGCGACGTCGCGCATGTCGCTGCTGAACCGGGCCGAGTCGATGGGCTACATCTCGAAGCAGACGGCAGCCGAGAACGCAGCGTCGGAGCTGGAGCTCGAGGACTACGACTTCGAGGACGAGCAGCAGAAGATCAAGGACGAGACCGGAACGGACGGCCGCAACGTCATCAGCCGCGATATGGCCCAGGTCTTCAAGGGCGGCCCGACGTCGGGCGAGCCCGCGTGGGATCCGGGCGAGGTGCCGAACCCGGCAGCCGGCGGCGGCGGCACCGATCCGGCCGCGCCGCAGGACAACGCTGGGCCGTCTTCCGCGACCGGCGCGAAGAAAGGCCGCGACGAGCTCGGCCGCAAGTCGATGGAGCGCGCGATCGCCGAGGCCCGGAAATCGGGCGGGATCGTCATCATCCCATGAGCGCGCGCCGCTGGGTCATGGTCTCGCCCGAATGGCGCTGCAGCACCTGTGGCAAGCCGATGTTCTACTGCCGGAAGAAGCTCGCGATGTTCTGTGAGCGTCGACACGAGGAGACGCTCCGGCACGCACAGCTCCACGGGTTCGAGGCGCGGCGATGAAGCCGCAAGACCAGCGGTTCTTCCCGGTCGAAGGGGCCATGCAGGGCGATTGCTGGCGAGCTTGCATCGCGTCGATCACCGAGACGCACATCGAGTTCGTGCCGCACTTCGTCCTGTTCGATAGCTCGTGGTGGAGGGCGACGAACCTGTGGCTCGCACCTCGCGACCTCGCCATCGACCAGCGCGGAACGCCCGAGTCAGGCGAGTACGTCATCCTCTGCGGCGTCAGCCCGCGCGACCCGAAGATCACGCACTGCGTCGTCGCCCTTGCGACCGATCGGCCCGCGTCCGAATGGGAGATCGTCCACGATCCGCATCCGACGCGCGCCGGTATCCTCACGCGTGACGAGGTCTGGCGCATCCACGGACCGGCAATTTCGTTCAGATAGCAAGAAGCCCGCTGCACGCGCGAGCGGACTTCTTGGGTTGGTCCCGGGTCGGCTAGGCCGCGAGCGGGAGGCTGTCGATTTGGTTGCCGGTTAAAACGGCTCGCATAGCAGCGGTTCCAACGATACGCACTCCGATCGTACACGACGCGCGCGCCGTTCCGAACCGAACCGGACACGAGGTCATTTGGTCGCGATGTAGACGATGCTCGACCCGTCGGCGCGGCTTTGTACCGACATGATTCGGTAGTTCGTGATGCCGTAGACGCCCGCCGTCTGCTTAATCGCGTCACCAACTTCGACGAGCTGCCCGTTCGGGCTGGTCAGGGAAGTGACGACGAACTCGTACAGGTGCCCTGCCTTCGCTAGGTCCCACGAATCGCTCGCGTCTACGCGGATGGGCGTGGCGCCGACGTCGACCGCCACGGTCCCCTGAACGGCCACGGGCACCGAATGCAGCGGGGCCTCGTTGGTCACGAACACCCTCTCGGATGTGGCGTTGTCGGCGGCGCGCGCGCCCTGCACGAGCCAACCCGAGAGCGCGAAGAGCACGAGGCCGGCGGACACCAGGGCGGTCCGAAGCGAGATCTGTTTCATAGCTCCACCTTTCAAAGCAAGAACAAGATAATCGGCTCCCCTGGTGCCTACGCCGCCCGACCGACCTAGCCTCCCAACTAGGTCGGACACGCTCGGCGCAGGTGGCGCGCGGGCGGCCAAGACGGCCCCATGCAACTTCTAGATCCGCGCACCGACAAGACCCAGCTCGCGACCAGCCCCACCGGCGTCCAGCACAGCGGCGGATATGCTGACGCGGCGGGCGTCGATCTCGGCAACGGCACCGCCGCGATTCTCACGATCGCCGCGACGCGCACCAAGACCACGCCCGCCGCCTCGGCGACGTCGGTCCAGCTCCTGGCCGCCGACTCCTCGAGAGTCGCGGCGACGATCGTCAACACGGACCCTGCGAAGAAGCTCTATCTTGGCTTCAACGGCGCCGCGGCCGTCGTCGGCGTCGGGCCGGCGGTCGCGCCGAATGCGGCCGTCAGCGTCTCGGCGACGAACATCGCCGGCCAGATCAACGGCATATGGGAAGCTGGTCCCACCGGAACGGCAGCCATCACGGCGACGACCGCGTGACGCATCGCGGACCCGGCTGGCAAGCCAAGACGACTCCCGCAAGCGAGCCCCGACCCGAGAAGCGCTGGCGGTGCAGCGTCGGCCACGTCACCATCGCCGGCGCGCGCCCGACGCGCTGCTCAGACCGCACGTGCGCGGCCAAGGCGTTCGAAGAGGTGCTGCGCGGATGAACAGCGTCGTCGACGAAGAGGCCACGGCGTCGGTCGATCCGGACGAAGGCGCGGCCTACACGACCCGATCGGACTACGACACCGTCTACGCGGCGCTCGCGCGGCGATCGATGCGCCTGGCGCGCGCGACCGACGAGAACCCGGCGCTGGCCACCGTCCTGCACAAGGTCGCGATGGGGTTCGTTCGCTACTGCCAGGTGAAGGGGATCTCGGAGCAAGACTACGGATCCGTCGACGTCGAGGCGGTCCTGACGCCCTCTGGATCGATCGTCATCACCATGCGGCACTAGTTCGGGCAGCGGCGGCAGCGGTGGAGTACGCTTCGAAGGTGCGCGACATCCCGGATCTCCTCGTCGCCGTCGGCGAGTGCGAGGACGGCCTCTACGTCGTCCTGTTCGCCTGGATCGAGATCGAGATCGAGGAGATCGCGTCGGTCACGGGTCTGATGGCCCTGGCGGTCGGCGCGAACCCCCGGTCGACCGAGACGCGCATCAGCCTCAACTAGGTCGGCCGCGGCGGTCGGACACGCGCCCGGTGCCGCGCCGCGCGCGCGCCGTATCAACCGCCCATGGCCGCCATCAACGCGACGTTCCGGCGTAAGTACGGGATTCCGCCGAAGGGTAACAGCTCTGCTCCTGACTCGGAGTGGGGCTTTCCGCTGCCCCCGGCCGGCCATCCCGATGCCCTGAAGTTCGCGCGCGCGGTACTCGATCGCGCACATCAGGCGACCAACTTCGCGCCGGCCGACGTCGCGCGCCAGGTCGCCAAGGCCCGCCGGATCATCAAGGGCGAGCACAAGTGGAACACCGCGACCGAGCGCGCGACGCCGTGGCGCCAGGTCCGGTGGGTCAACGCCGGCGCGGCCCGCAAGGAAGGCTTCGCCGCGGTCGTCCCGCGCAAGACCGAATCCCTCCGCGAGTTCTTCGCGCGCGTGCCCGGTGCGGTGCCCGCGCAGAGCGTGCGGCAGCTCTCCGAGACCGCGCGCCGGTCGCTGGCGCTGCGCGCGCCGCACCGCCGGCTGACCGAAGCGGCCATCGCCGCCGGCGAGCGGCTGCGCGAGCACGCGTTCTCGGACGTGGCGCTGCGCGAGGCCAAGGTCGCGGCCGACGGCTCGATCTCGGACGTGCTGCTGATCCGGTCGGGCCCGGGGAACCTCGGCGATCGGCACTACTACCCGGACGGCATCCTCGAGCAGGCGACCAAGGCGGGCGTCTTCGAGGGCGCGCGCATGTACCTCGATCACCCGACGCCGACCGGTGAGAAAGAGCAACCGGGGCGCTCGGTGCGCGACCTAGCGGGTTGGTACAGCGACGCCAAGACGCGGTCGTACTTCGACCCGGAACTAGGTCGCAACACCGTCGGCGTCTTCGCCACGTTCCACCCGAACGTCGACGACGCGAAGGTCGGCTCGCTGATTCGGACATGCGTCGAGTACGCCAAGCGGTATCCGACCAAAGCCTATGCTGGCCTGAGCATCATGGCGTTCGGTGAAGGCGCCCCCGGAACGATCGACGGCGAGGAATGGAACATCGTTTCCGTGATCTCGCAAATCGATTCGGTGGACATGGTCACCCGAGCTGGCGCCGGTGGGGCAATCGTACCGCTCATCAAGGAGAGCTACAGAATGTCGAAAACGAAAAATCAGGATCCGACCGACGTCGAGCTTTCGGTGGACGGCGATAAAGTCCGCACCGCCCTGCTCGGCATCATCGAGGGCGCGAAGAGCGCCGCTCCGGACTTCAAGGCGCTGCTCAAAGAGGCGGGCGTCGCGGAGCCGACCGACGAGCAGATCGCCAAGGTCAAAGCGTCCTTCGAGAAGCCGCTGGCCGGCCTCACCGAAGAGGCGGTCGACAAGGCCGTCGACGACGCGACCGTCGTGGCCGAGCCCACCCTCAACGAGGGCGGCACGGCGAAGAACGACGGCACCGAGACCGACGACGAGATGAACGAGGACGACATCGACAAGATGAACCCCGCTCAGCTCAAAGCCGCGCTCAAGAAGGCCCGCGCGCAGACCGAATCGGCGAAGAAGCAGTTGGGCGAAGCCAACCGCAAGGCCGAGAAGTTCGGCGAGCAGGCCAACCGCGCGACCCGCGAGCGTATGGCCGACGAGGTCCTGGCCGAGCTCGCGATCCCCGACTCGTTCGTCGGCCGCGTCCGGCACGAGCTGATCCGCGAGGGCTACGCGGACAAGGCTTCGATGAAGAAGCACGTCCGCGAGTTCGACCTCGCGTTCATCCGCACGGCCGACACCGCCGGGTCGGTCGCCATCAGCGAACGCGCGAAGACCGGCACCAAGATCGACCTGCAGTTCGGCGAGGAGGGCTAACTCGTGTCCAACGTCGTTATCGCTAACGCGAGCAAACCGCGGCGCGCGCATCGCGCCTCCATCGCGGCCGTCATCGACCTCACGGTCGCGTCCGGCCTCATCAACTCGGGCGACCTGCTCTACAAGACGACGAACAAGGTCGCGTCGCTCAACACGCCGGGCGCCTCGAACGCCAACGCGGCCAACTGCGTCGGCGTCGCCAAGGGCATGTACCCGTGGTCCGGTGGCGACGGCATCACGGTCGGCGTCCCGTCGAACGACCCGAACGCGCCGATGATCGAGATCTACGAGGACGGCGATCATCTGTTCAAGACGACCGCCGCCGAGACGTACAACGCCTATGCGTTGGTGTACCTCGGCGCCGACGGCCGCACGATCTCGACCGTCGCGACCGGTTCCTCGGTCGGGTACGTCTCGCCGGACCAGCGTCAGTCCGACGGCACGGCCGTGCAGCCGCTCTCGCTCCCGATCACGGGCGCGGCCGGCGTCTCGATCTACATCCACATCACGCCGGCGCTGGCGAAGTAAGGAGGCCATCGTGGAACACGAAACGGATCTGACGCCGGCGCGTCGCAAGGCGGCTCTCAACGAGGCCGCCTTCCTCGGATCGACCCAGTCCTGGGACAAGACCTGGGTCAAGCAGTTCAAAGAGAAGTACGGCTACGATCCCGTCGAGGCGATCAACCAGGCCGGCTTCACGCTCGCGCGCGCGGCGCGGCAGCTCAGCGAGAAGTACAAGCTGGCCGAAGCGGTGACGCAGGACCAGATGTATGCGCTCGCGATCGGCCTCGTGCGCACCGACATCTCGTCCGCGTACCGGACGGTGCCGACGGTCTATCGCCAACTGGCGATGATCCTGCCGTCGACGAAGGCCGAGGAGTCGTACTTCCCGCTCTTCGAAGGCGACGTGCCGACGCCGGTGCAGGACACCGAGGCGCTGCCGGAAGACCGCGCGGGCGGCATCCAGTCGCGGATCCGCAACTACAAGTTCGGTAAGATCAAGGCGTTCAGCAACATGGCCGCCGACGACGATCAGACCGGCGCGCTCCGTCGCTGGGGCCAGGGCGGCGGCGAAAAGATGGCCTACGCGGAAGAGCAGTGGTGGGCGGCGCGCTTCCTGTACGCCTACGTCGCGGGCTCGATCCGCTCGGCCGGCGGCATCATCCCGTCGATGTGCGTCGCCGGGCAGGCCTCGGCCACGTACGGGGGACCGGCGTGCACCGCGGGTGCGGTCACGCGCGACAACCTGCTCAACCTGTTCACCGCGGCGGACTACGTGACCGACGCGAGCGACAATCTGGCGCTCGTCGAAGTCAACGCGGGTCTGTTCGCCAACGCCGACAAGCCGACGGTGAACATGCTCCTCAACTCCAAGAAGAACCCGAACACCACGTCGGCCTCGGCCAACGTGACGCCGGGCACGTACGCCGCGAACCCGCTCTACGGGCTGTTCGCGCCGTTCTTCTCGCGGTTCCTCACCCGCCTGGGCGGCACGAACGCCCTCTCGGGCTCGGGCAACCCGTGGGCCCTGGGCGAGGCCGGCAAGATGGGTGCCTTCCAGGAGCGTTCGCCGCTCCAGGTCAGCGTCGAATCGCCGGTCAGCGGTCCCTCGTGGGAAGCGGACATCACGCGCGTCAAGTACCTGCGCCGCTTCGGCGCCGGCGTCGTCGCGCCGGAGTTCGCTCTCCGCGGCAACTAACCGTCCAGCGGGGTTGGGCGATCGGGACTCGCGCTTCGGCGCGGGTCCCTTTTTCGTTAGGTCGGACACGCTAGCCGCGCGCGCTCGACGGAGCGTCCAAGCCGCAGGCATGAGCGAATCTGCAAACCCGACCAAGCGGCCTGCGAAGAAGAGCGCCGCGAAGAAGGCCGCGTCGACCAAGGCCGCGCCGTCCGCGAAGAAGGCCCGTGCGCAGCGCGCGCAGGTGGCGCCGCCGGCAGCGACCGAGCCGTTTCTGCCGCCGGTCGCCGAGGCCGCCGAGGCCGCCGCCGTCTCGGCCGACGCGCCGGCCGTGCCGAGCATCGAGCAGCCGTCCGCGGCCGCTCCCGAGCCGCAGGAAGCCGCCGCGTCGGCCGTCGTGCCGAACGCGGTGCAGCGCATCCAGGACGCCCTGATGACGCCGCCCGACGAGCGCGGGAAGAAGCCGATCGTCCAGGAGGGCGTGGCGATCATCGCCGAGCGCAAGATCCTCTCGAGCGATGAGCCGCGCACGCTGCTCGATCGCCTCGCGCCAGTCTCGAAGCGCCTCGAGGCGAGCATCTGGTACGACCGCCCGGTTTTCGAATGGTGCCTCGATCCGACGGCGTTCCGGCACCGGTTCACGCGCTGGTATCCCGAGAAGCACGTCCTCGTCGACGTCTTCGAGAGCATCACGCCGCGCGTCCGGTCCGAGGTCGAGGACAAGATCGCGAAGATCATCGCCGAGAACGAGCGGCGCGAGGCGCGCGGGCACGAGCCGATCGGCTACCTGCCGATGGTGCGCGGCGTGACGACGCCGGACGAGGACTTCGACCGCGCCATCCGCGGCGAGCAGGTCGGCGTGGCTGAGGCCGCCGCGGTATGAGCGAGGCCACGAAGGAACTGGTCTGCGATCAGTGCGGGTACGACCGCGCGACGTCGGCGCGCGGCCTGACGATGCACAAGATCCGCTCGCACGAGCCCGGCGGCAAGTGGACGACGCGGCCGCGCAAGGCCGAACCCGTCGAGGCGACCTAACGTGGCCGTCACGCTCGCGCAGTTGCGCACGCAGATCGCCGACCGCCCGCAGATGTGGCCGCCGATGGTGCAGCCGCCCGATCTCATCGGGCAGGCCGACGGCGTCGCGACGATCTTCAGCCTGCGCTTCGAGAACTTCATCCCGGGCACGCTGACGATCTACACGACCCCGAAGCCCACGAGCGACACGCCGGCGGCCTGGACGGCCGTCAATCCCAACTCCTACGCGGTCGGCGTTCCGAATCCGGGTCCCGATTCGACCGGCGCGACGAACGCGCTCATCACCTTCAACGCGGCGCCGACGTCGGGGCTTCTCGTCGGATCACGGAGTCAGGTCGTCGCGTTCTCGGACACCGAGCTCACGGATCTGCGCACCGCCGCGGTCGCGCGCTACGGCGCCGACGACGAGCTGGTCCGCAAGGCCGTCCAGTTCAACGCGATCGACATGATCCTGATGGATCAGGAGCGCCTGACGGTGCTGACCGAAAGCACGTACAAGCGCGATCCGCAAGCGTTCCTGAACGGCCTCATCAAGCTCAAAGCGGCGTTGCGCACCGACCTCGAGGGCATGCCGGTGCCGGGTACGACGACGCCGGCGGCCGCGATTGCGATCTCGTCGCCGCGGCGCTACGGGCCGATGCGATGATCCGCCTAACCGATCTGGGGCGCCTCGTCGCGCGAACCGAGAAGGGCTGGCGGCTCGTTGAGACCGTGGCCGAGGCCGACGGGCTCGAGCTGCTCTGTCCGAAGTGCTGGACGGCGAACGCGGGCCCGGTCGGGACGCATCACGTCCTGTGCTGGTCGCCGTCAGTCCCGCTCGATGTCGCGCCTGGCCCCGGCCGCTGGAACCTCGTCGGAACGACGATCGACGATCTGAGTCTCGTCGCCGGGTCGTCGTCCGTCGCGCTGCAAGGCGATTGCAACGCTCACTTCTTCGTGAAGGCGGGCGAGATCGAGCTGCTGCCGTCGTGATCTGGGGCAGCGGGGCATGCACGACGTGATTGTCTCTCTCGGCGGTTCGACCCTGAGCGAGGCGCGCACGTGCGCGCACCGGTTCCTCGAGCGCAGCGGCAGCGCGAGGTCATTCGACGACCCCGGTCGGAAGCGCAACGTGCCGGCCGCCGCGCTGGCGCTGGGCCGCGCGCGCACGCGCCACAAGGTCCGGGGAACAAGCGAACTCCGCGCCCGCGTGCAGGCTGTCCTCGACGCGTGGCGCTTGGAAGTACTCTCGGCCGTCGGAATCCGCGAAGACGACGCCGGCGACGCTGCCGCGACGGCGGCGACCGCCCAGGCGCTCCTGTCGCGTATCGATCGCGCGCTCGGGCTCCTGGATCCGAACAAGCTGGCCATCGAGATCACGGCCATCCAGAAGCAGCTCTACGAACTCGGCCTGAAGTCGGCCGCCGCCGAGGTGGGTCTATCGTTCGACCTGCCGCCCGAGGGCGCGATTGTCGCGATGCAGCACGCCAATCTCGTCTTCGCTCGCCAGGTCGTCCAGCGGCAGATGATCGCGATCCGAGCGGCCCTCGTCGCCGGTCTCGAAGCCGGCGATGGCGTGAGCGAGATCGGCGACCGGATCCGCGACGTCTTCGACGACGGGATGCACATCATCGGCGCCGACGGCGCGGTCGCGCGCGTGATCCCCGCCGACGCCTGGATCGAGCAGGTCGCGCGCACCGAGGTCTCGCGCGCGATGAACGCGGCCATCTTCGATGTCTACCGCGCGGTCGGCGTCGAGCAAGTGATGTGGGTGGCGGCCGAGGACGAGCGCACGTGTCCGCTCTGCGACGAGGCCGACGGGTGCGTCGTGGCGATCGGCCAGCCGTTCCCGGGCGTCGAGGTCGAGAACTCTCCCGGCCACGTTTCATGCCGGTGCACCACCGTCTCCGTCGGCTACGCTGGAGGTTCCGATGCCGCTGCCGCCTAGGACCGGCCGCTGGCCGATGAGCGAAGGGGCCGCGCAGACCGGCTACTTCACCGTGGGCGCGGGCGACGCGATCACGGGCAATCTCGTCACGACGGGGCCGTATCTCGGGCGCGTCGTCACAGGCGCCGGCCAGATCCAGGTCCAGAACTCGCCCGCCGCGCCGGCCATCATCGCCGACGCCGTCCTCCGGCTGCCGGTCGACTGCGGCGCGCGACCGCGCGGCATCGTGACGAACATCCGGACGGGCGAAGCCTTCCAGATAATCGACACGCAGACGTTCGATGATGCGATCGAGGTCGCGGTCAAAGTCATCTCGAGCAGTTCGTGATCTCCGCCCGGCTGAAGAACGCCCAGGCCCTGCTGGAACGTCTCAAGTCGCAGGTCTCCCGCCTGAGGGACATGTCCGAGCCGCTGCAAGCGGCTGGGCTCGTTGTCCGCGACGCGGCCGTCATGCGCTTCAAGAACCAGGGCGGCGATCAGCGGTGGGCGCCAAACAAGCGCGGCGGCCACACCGGCATCGACTCCGGCCGGCTGATGTCATCGATCCAAGTCTCGCCGCTCGCCGCCAACTCCGTCGTCGTCGGGACGAACGTCTTCTACGCGCGCTGGTTCCAGGAAGGCACGGGCGTCTATGCCGGCCATTCCGCCTGGACCGTGACGCCCAACGGCAAGAAGGCCCTGGCGTTCATGGCCGGCGGCGTCTCGCTCGTCCGCCGCTCGGTGACGATTCCCGGCCAGCCCGCGCGCCCGTTCCTAGTCATCACGGACACGGAGCGTTCGAAGATCAAGGCGATCTTCCAACACTGGTTCATGCTCAATCCGAATACGGGCGCGACCTAATGCCGGTGCCGACCGGCGTCGACCCGTGGCCTTCGCAAGAGGCGTACATCTACGACAAGATCTTCGCGCTGACGCAGAACGGCGGCCCGCTCGCCGCCTTCAAGAACGTCGAGAAGATCGCGCCGCCCGAGAAGGGCCGGTTTCCGTGCGCGGGCGTGATGTTCACGCACTTCGAGGAGCCGCCCGAGGCCACGCGCCAGCACCAGGTCATCTGCTACTACGACATCGTGGTCCAACTGCAGTCCGCTTCGGACGGCCAGGCGGACACGGGCGCACGAGCGCTTGAGGCCCTCGCCGCATACATCAGCGTGATCTCTCCGCTCTTCCGGACGGACCCGACCCTGGGCGGCCTCGCCCAGACGTCGCGATTCAGCCGGTTCGAGCGAGTCCCGCTGCGGACGGAGACCGGAACGGCCGTGACGGCCGTGATGGCCTACTGGCAGCTCCGGACCGAGACACCGGTCAGATTCTAGCGAGCGAGGTAGACCATGCGAATCCGATTTCAACCGCGCTTCGGCACCCAGGACATCGAGATCCGCGACGTTCCCGCGGAGCTGGTGCGCTGGCACGCGGGGGACGAACACGACGTTCCCGACGACGTAGCCAAGACGATCTTCTCGTGTGGCGGCGACTTCGTCGACGCGACCACGGGCAAGAACCCGCTCTACTCGTGCGCCGCCTGCGGCGAGACGTGCGATCAGACGCAGGTGGTCGACCCCTCGTCGCTCACGTCCTACGACCTGGTCGACGCCAACGGCCGCGCGCTCTGCCCGACCGACTACCTCGTCGTCCACCCGGAGCTCGAGGGCGTCTTCCGCCACGTCGGCTTCGACAAGGCCATCTTCCCGGTCGCGCAAGCGCGCCGCGATGCCGCCGCGCGCAAGGCCACCCCGGCCGCGCCGCCGCCGGCCAACGATTCCACCAGCACCGCGAACCGGGAGGGCTAAGTCATGGCCGCAGCACCGAGTGGCGAACTCGTATCCGTAGGCATCGGCAAGGAAACGACGCCGGGCGTCGCCGCCACGTCCACCGTCTTCCTGATCCCCTCGTCCTCGCAGTTCGCGGGCACGAACGAAACGATGCCGCGGCCGGGCGCCCGCGCGCGCGTCGGCCAGACCGAGGAGATGATCGGTCTCTTCACCGGTACCGGGACGATGAACGTCGAGTTCGACCCCGACACCGCCGGTGCGATCCTGCTGCTCACGTGCGGGGCGGAGTCGATCGCCGCGAACGCCGCGAATCCCTCGGCCCTGGCGGTCACCACGACCAACGCCGGCGGCGCGACGCCGATCGGCTGGGGCCCGATGACGCCGACGGCCATGACGAACATCGTCAAGGGTCAGTCGCTCACGGTCGACACGGCCGGCCAGGTCGAGACCGTCGTGGTGAAGGCCATCTCGTCGACGCAGTTCTGGGCGTACTTCACCAAGACGCACGCCAACGGCGTCTCGATCTCGAACGCGGCGGTCGTCCTGGCACAGGACCACACCTTCACGCTGGCCTCGCCGCGCAAGACCTTCACGACCCAGATCAACGAGATCGTGGCGGCCCGCAACTGCCTCGGAACGCAGATGTCGAAGCTGAGCCTCAAGCTCACGCCGCAGGCGATTCTCGAAGCCGCGATGTCCTGCGAGTACAACAGCGAAGCGCACGTCGGCTCGGTGACGTCGCCGTCGTATTCGGTGCTCAATGCGCTCTCGTTCATCACCGCTGGATCCGGCGTGACGATGAACGGCGTCGCGATCGATTCGTCGGTGCAGGGCTTCGGGTTCGACATCGACCTGGGCCTCATCAAGACGTATCCGAAGTACGGCAACGGCCGTCTGCGCCAGTGCCCGCTGCCGGAAACGCAGACGATCGCCGCGGCCACGATGGACCTGGCCTTCGAAACCGAGACCATGCGCCAGCAGTTCTGGGGCATCCCGGGCGCGACCGGTCCGCAGTCCAACGTCCTCTCGGCGCCGTTCGTCTTCACCCTCAACTCGGACGACATGGTTAATACGGCCGTGCCGTACTCGCTGAAGGTCATCATCCCGCGCGGCCGGATCACGGCCGGGCCGGTCAAGCACACGGCGAAGGACTACCTCAAGCAGTCCGTCTCGATCAAGTGCGCCGAGTCGGTCAACGGTGCGGGCGACGACATCAAGTTCATCCTCACCAACGCCAGCTCGGCGGCGTCGTTCTAATGGCGAGTGCAGCGCGCCGCAGGGCGGCAGGCTCCAAAGGAACGACGGCCGCTCCCGAGCCGGAGACGCCGGTCGGCAAACGCGTCGCGGCCAAGAACACGGCCGGCGACCAGGCCAAGGTCCTGATGCCCGAACGCGTCACCTTCGAGGTGGCGCGCGGCGAGGAGAAGATCCGCATCACGGTGCCGACGCAGTTCACGATCGGCCAGATCGTCAGCCAGCGCGTCTACGACGATCTCAACGCCTTCGCGCACCTGGTGCTGGTCGAGGCGAACAACGTCGCGCCGCCCGAGGTGGTGGAGCGGCCGGCGCTGATGTTCGAAGAGCACAACGCTGGCTATCTCGAGGTCGCGCTGCTCAAGGGCGGCGTCGCCGCCATGACGCGCCAGCTCGCGCAGGCGGTGGGGACGATCGTCGATCCGGAGACCGGCGAGACGGCCCGTCCGCTGATGTCCGACCTGCAGCAGTTGTCCAGCAAGGACACGCTGATGCTCGGATGCTGGTTCTTCCGCCGGTGGCTGCAAGTGAAGGGCCGCGAAAAAAACGCACTGAGGGCGGTGCCGGGCTAGCTTCAGTCTACGCCGCCCTATCCTACGCGTTCGGGTGGACCCCGGACACCATCGAGCGATTGACGATCGAGCAGGCGGAACTGTTCATCGAGTTGGCTCGTGATGAGCGCGAGGCCGACGCCAAAGTGAAGGCGCACGAGATGGAAGAGCTCTTCGTCGGCATCCTCAAAGCGGCCGGGATGGTCCGCTAGCGATGTCGACCGACGGCGTGCAGATCGAGATCTCGGCCCAGGACGAAGGAGCCTCGGCCGAGTTTTCTGACGTCCTGGCGCGCATCCAAGATATCGAAAAGGAGCTCAACAAGATGAGCGCCGCCGGCAAGGATGCCGGCGACAAGATCAAGGGCGCGGCGCACGGCGCTGGCCAGGGCCTCAGCGAGGCGCACGGGCACACGCTCGACTTCAGCAAGGGGCTCCAGGAACTCGCGGATCACGGGCTGATGGCCGCGCGCGGGTTGGACGTGCTGGGGCTCGATGCGAACGTCGCGGCCGTCAAGGTCGCGGGCCTGGCGGACGTCATCGGCAAGGCGGGCGACGCCGTTCCGGCGCTGGTCGCAGCCGGCATCGCGATCGCAGGCATCGGCGTCGCGTACTCGTTCCTCCACGACGCCGTCGAGTCGGCCGGCGACCTCGATCAGCACATGGCCATCCTCGGCCAGACCGTGAAGAACCAGGGCGGCGACTGGGGCGTGCTCGGCGAGGAGGTCCGGAAGTTCGCCGAAGATCAGGCGAGCAAGACCATCTTCGGCGTCGACGAGATCGTACAGGCGCTGACGCGGCTGACCGCGTCGGGCATGAGCGTCGCCGACTCGATGACCACCGTCCGCGTCGCAGAAGACGCGGCTGCCGCGACGGGCCGCAGCCTCAGCGAAGTCACGCAAGACCTGCTGATGGCCTCCGAAGGCAATGCGCGCGCGCTGACGACGCTGGGCCTGGCTACCAAAGAACAGATCAAAGACGGGATGACGTACAACGAAGTACTGCAGCTCGTCGAGCGGAACATGGGCGGCGCGGCACAGGTCGCGGCGACGACGCTGCCCGGCGCGCTCGCCGGTCTGTCGACCGCGTTCAAGACCCTGGAAGAGGACGCCGGCGAATCGCTGCAGAGCGTCGTCGTCGAAGGCGTGGACGACCTGACGGGCTTCGTGCACTACATCCAGGGCGACGTCGTCGGGGCGGTGGGCGACTTCGCTTCGTTCGTGCGGCAGCACATGCCCGAGATCGTCGAGTTCTTCCATCAGCTCTGGAACACGGCCGAGACCGGCGGCGAAGTTTTCCGCGACGACTTTCTCCCGATTCTCCAAGAGGTCTGGCAGGCGATCACCGACCTCGTCGGAGACGGTGAGGATCTCGCCCAGACGCTCGACAAGGTCAACGGTCAGGTCGATGACGGCGAGTCCGGCTGGGAGAAGCTCCGCGACGTCCTGCACGAGGTCGGCCAGGACGCGCAGCAACTGAAAGCGTTCTTCGACGGTATCGCCGACTCGCTCAATCGCGTCACGTCCGAACAGAACCAGTTCGCCGACACGATGAGCCACTTCTGGAACGACAGCCCAGTGGGGAAGGTCCTGACTGCTGTCATCCCGGGTCTCGGCGGTTTGACCCAGCCCCTGCCCGGTGAGGCTGCGAACCAATCCAACGCGGGCGCGGCGGCCGAAGATGGCCGACGCGTGTACGCGCACCCCGGATCGTCTTCGGCGCCGTCGTCTACGTCGGAGAAGCACCCTCCCGGCTTCACGCCGCACACCGGCGTCAACACCGAGATCGGCGGCTCGCACGGATCGAAGGCGCCGAGCTGGATTCCGCCCGAGATCCCGGGCGGTAGCGGCGGCTCGTCCGGATCCAGGGGTCCCGACTCGATCGTCAGCGGTCAGAAGGAGCTTAACGAGGCGATCAAGGCGATCACCGAGAGCGAGACGTCGTACAAGAACGCGGTCGAGCTCGCGACGACGGCGGACGCGAAGTACGCCGCGCAGACGGCGCTCAACGCGAAGGAAGAGTCCGATCGCAAGAAGATCATCAACGACCTCACGTACGCCATCAACGAGGAGAAGAAGCAGGGCACAGAGCTGGCCGAGCAGCTCCGTGCTGACCAAAGCGAGCATCTCGCCGCAGTCAAGGCATTGAAGGAGTACGAGGCAGAACTCGGCACGGCCGGTCCGAAGACCGCTGAGCAGAAGGATCGTCTTCGGGAGTACCAGGATGCAGTGAAGGCCGCCAACACGGCCCTCACCGACGTCAACAAGAAGATCGTCGAGAACACCGCCAACCTCACCACCAACACGGCCGCGCTCCAGAAGAACACCGACGCCATCAACCCAAACGCCAAGGCGCACGCCCAGGCGGCGCTGGCTTTCAATGATGCGATCGCGTCGCAGCAGCAATCGCTGAAGGACATGCTCGGCACCTACGGCCAATCCGAGGCCGCCCAACGCGCCTACTGGCAGGAGCAGTACGCCATCGCGGTTGCCGGCGGCGACCAGATGGAGAAACGTGCCGCGGAGGTCGCGGCGAAGCTCGAGCAGCTCGACGAGAACGACTACAAGGCGCGCGTCGACCTCCACACGCAGTTCATGAACACGATCCAGTCGCAGGAACAGACGTGGATCGACAACTTCGTGAAGGGCGGCATGTCGCTTCGCGACCAGTTGAAGCAGATCTGGTCCGACATCCTCGGCGACTTCCTGAAGATGCTCGAGCAGATGATCGTCAAGAGCCAGACCCTGGGCTCCAGCGGTAGCGGCGGTCTCTTCAGCAGCATCCTCTCGGCCATCTTTGGATCCTCGACGTCGGGCGGCGGCCTGGCGCCCGGAGCCGCCTGGGCGGCGCTGGACTCCGTTCCGGGCGCGACGCCCGGTTCTGCGGCGGCCGACATCATCTCGACCGCGGATGGCAAGGCGACGCTGACACACATCACCGGCTTCTCGCCTGGCGCGTTCTTCGGGACGCCGGCAGCGCCGGGCGCGGGCGCGTTCATCGCCGCGGCCGCCGGCGGCGCATTCATCGGCGGCGCGATCGGGAACCTCGAAGGCGCGGGAACCGGTGCGCAGCAGACGCACGCGGAGAACGGTGCGATCGGCGGCGCGATCGGCGCGTCCGCGGCGCTGCTCCTGGCCGGGCCGGCCGGCTGGGCGGCGATCGCGGCGATGGCGCTCGGCGGCGCCGTCTTGGGTGGCATCCTCGGCGGGGCGATCGGGCCGCACTGGGGCCCGGCGACCAACTATCCCGACCGGAGCGACACGCAGCACTACGGCCAGTTCGTCAGCGACATCAACGGCTGGAGCGGCACGTTCAACGGCACCACGATCAACCCGGACAAGCAGTACGACACGAGCGCCGGCGGTCAGTCCCTGGCCTCGCAACTCGTGGCGTGGGAGAACAACACGTCCGCGACCGCCAACCTGACCGACGCCCAGAAGGCGACCGTCGAGCAGTTGAAGGCGCTCGGCAATAACATCTCGATCGCGAACGAGAAGGACGGGATGTTCACGCTCGGCGACGGTACGAAGATCAGCGTCACCGACTACGAGAACCTCGTCAGCCAGGTCCAGAACATCCGCAACGGCCAAGCCGGGACCGTCGGCGCGAGCCCCACGTTCTACGCGTCGCGCACGTATCCGGACTTCAATCTCGCGACCGTCACGGACGCGAACGGGAACGTCGTCATCAACCCGTGGGGCAACGGCGCGAATCCGAAGGGGCCGCCGATGGCGCCGGTCGGCGGTGGTCCTGGCGATCCTGGTGCGCCGGGCGCGCCCGGAAGCCCGACCGGTCCGGGCAATCTGCCGAATCCGCCGACGCCGCGTCAGGATCCGCGCATCGAGATCACCATCGGCACGCTCGTCGGCTCCGATGGGATGAACGAGCTGAAGCAGATCCTCGCGGCGGGCCTGGTCGAACTCAACAGCGGCCAGATTCCGGGCGGATATGCTATGACGCTGCCGGGACGCATCAAGACGAAGTTCTCCTGA